AATAATATTCTTTTTTGTTGAAATATATTTTAAAATACTATCTCTTATTTGTTCTTCAGTATATTTATTATATAGTTTCTGTAAATTTTCACTGTATGTTAAATTTATCAATATATGAATATGTTCAACATGAAATAATGTATTCAATATTAAAGTAATTACATATGCATCATTCAGATCATTCAAATTGAATGTCTCATTTAATTTATTGACAAAATCATACATAAAACTTATATTATTACTGAATTCTTTACCAAGAGATGTTTCTAAATCTAAATAACTTTTACCATTTCTATATCTCAAGAATAATCCATTATTTTCTCTTGGCATTGATCTTGAAATGATATCCAAATAACTTTCATTTTTATTTTCTTTGTATAATTCACCAACAATCCTTGTCATATTATTGATAACTGTTAATGCATATTTATTTAATGCATCTTCTTCGTCCCATCTTTGTCTTTTTATATCATGATAATCATCTACAACTATTGGTTCTTCCTCTTCTTTCTCCTCTTCTTCTTCCTCCTCTTCTTCTCTGTCATCATCTTCGTCATCATCACTTTCTGGTAAATATGCTTCTATATCATCAGGTATTATTTCTTCTTCTTCGTCGCTAATAAATTCAGCTATATCAGGTACAATATTAAATACTTTCTCTCTTTCTAATCTTTCTAATCTTTCTCTTTCTAATCTTTCTCTTTCTTCTCTATCTTTTATCAATTGTAATTGTTTTAATTCATCTTCAGTATTTACAACTTTAGTTTTTTCAATAGTTTCAATTTCTTTTATTTTATCAAGTATGTCTTCTTCTTCTTTTGTCAATGTATGTAAAATGTTCAATTTATCTTTTAACATTTGAGAATATTTTAGTTGAAGTGATTTTAATTCATCTATATCTGTTACATTAGATATATCAATAGTACTAATATCAGATCTATAATCAATATCAATTGGTTCTTCCACCAATTCAATCTCAACTTCATCAGGTACATATTCAACATAATCTTCCTCTTCTTCATCATCTCTATCATTATCTTCTTCCTCTTCTTCCTCTTCTTCTTCTTCTTCTCTATCATTATCTTGTAATGGATATTTTCTATATATATCAAAATTGTTATTAATAATATTCTTGAAATATTGATTGTCAAATAAACTGACATCTGTTTTGTTAAATAATTCTTCATAAAATTGTGGAAGATTTAATATGAACAATATGACATCTTTTATGTATTCTGCAATTATTTCCTTTGGTATTTTTGTATTAGAAATTTCTTCATATTCTTTTATATAAGATGCAATTTCATTATGAATGATATTTCTAATATCTTGCATATTTTTATTCATATCTGATGAACCTAATTTAATTTCACATTGTAATTTTGCTATTTCTAAATCCCCTTCTTTGTTCATATTTGTTAAATTTAATTCGATTTTATCCAATTCCAATTCTTGTTCTCTATATATCAATTTCAATAATTCTCTATCTTCAACTGAAACAATCAAATCTAAATTGTTCTTTTTATCATCTAATTCTTTTCTATTAGTTTTATTTTCCTTATCATCTAATAATCTGAATGATCTCATTTCTAATTCATTTTCCAAAGCAATCTTCAATTTATTAATATCTGTTTCTCCAATATATTTATCTCTTTCTTTCTGCATGTCTCGTCTCTCTCTCTCATTTAATTTTCTTATTCTTTCATATCTCGTCACAAGTTCTTTTTCCTTTCTTATCAATTCACTTTCCATTTGTACGACATCAGCTATATCTGGTTGTGTTTGTAATTGTTTCTCTCTTAGATCTTCTAACTCTTTTTCTTTTTTTCGCCTTTCTTCTTCTATTGCATCTTTTTGTCTTTGTAATTCTATTTCTTTTTCACGTTCTATTTCTCTTTGTTTGTCTTGATCTTCTTTCAATTTAAGTTCTAATCTTTCTCTTTCTAATGCTTTTTCTCTTTCTAATTGTGCTATTTTTTCATTTTGTATGCGTATATTCTCTTGTATTTTATCTCTTTCTATGCGCAATTTTTCTATTTCTTCTTCTTCTATTTGTGATAGAAGAATTCTTTCATGTTCCCTTTCTTTTTCGAGTTCCTTTTCCCTTTCATCTTCGAGTTCCTTTTCTCTTTCTTTTTCGAGTTCCTTTTCTCTTTCTATTTGTGCTAATTTTTCTTTTTGTTTTGCAATATCATCAAGTAGTTGTTGTTTATTTTTAGACAAATTTAAAATATCTTCTCTTTCTCTTTGTTCTCTTTCTCTTTGTTCTCTTTCTCTTTGTTCTCTTAGTGAAGAACTGAGAGAACCTACATTATATAATGGTTCTTCTGGTTCTTCTTGTTCTTCATCTCTATCAACTGGTTCTACTGGTTCATCTCCACCCATATTAAGATCTCTTAAATCTAGTTTGTGTTTTATAATATCTAGAACGTAGTTAGCGTTAGGCATATGTTCAGAACAGATTTGTGTCAAGAAAGAATATTCGTCTTTTAATTTGTACAATTCCTCAAGAGGCAGATCTTCATCAATTTTATTAGATAATTCATCTAATTTCTGTTGATAATATTCTTTAAGATTTTCAATTTTTCTCACATCTTGAGCGATTACCTTTTTAACTTTCTCTTTTTTTCTTGGAGATGCTTTATCAGATGCATCTATCAATTGGCCATGTAACTCAAATAATTTCTTACACATATCTTTTTTATTATCCGTATACTCTACATTGTATTTCACAGCCAATTCTTTCAAATCGTTTTTAGTATAACGAATATTAGGAGGAGAACATTTATAAGGTTTGAATGGTTCAGTTGTTACTTTATACTTACTTTTATCAACATTATCGGTTTTATTAGTAATATGATTAATTAAACGATTACACAACATTGTACGAGTACCTGAATATTCGATTTCATAAAATTTAGCCAATTCTTTTAGACGATCAAGTGAAAAGAAACTACATCTATGATATAACGCATCCAATATATGAATATCATTGGAAGGATTTACAGATGGTACTAATTTATTGACATCATCTCTACTTCCTTTTTTAGGACATGAAAATTTATCACCAAATATCAAAGAACACAATTGTTCTTTTGTACTTTTCACAGTGTATGTAATGTTAAGAGAATCAGCTAATTCTTTTAACTGTGTTTTACTCTTATTCATACAATTCTTTGGATTGGTCCCTGAATTGTTTATAATATTCTCTTTGTCCATTTGTAGTAACAAATATTTTATATTACAAAATATTTTATTTAAAAAAAGTTTTTTTAAATTGTGTTATTAAAACAAAAATATAAAACATAAAAACATATAAATAAAAACACTTTATTAAAATATATCATGAATTCAATCAATCCAGTGAAACATAATTTTAAATTATCTACTAGAAATTACACTCTATCGTTAAATAATAATTATAAAATACCCAGTGTCGGATTTATACAATCATTTAAAGTTGTTAATTATGAAGAAATTATTGAGAAACACAAAGACAAGAAACTATTGTTATTTATCACTGTGGGTAATTTTGGAATTGTTCCATATTCGATGTATCCAACATCTGAAAATATAATATGTGTAAAAACTTTGAGAAATTATATAAGGAATATTGATTTTCCTGAAACTGACTTTGATAACAAATTAATCAATTTTGAACATTATCTTTTCTCACAACAATTAAAATGTACTGAACATTATTATACATTGAATAACAGTGATTTACAAAATGCTATATTTACAAGTGGAATAAATGTCTACATAGATATAAAATATATAAATAGTAATGAAGATATAGATGAACAATTAATAACAATTGAAGATGATTTAACAATTGAGGAAACATTTTGGGATAAAATTTATGAAGATGAAATAAAAAAACAATAATAGATGAAAACTAAAAAATGCAAAAAGATATATAAAATATATTATTATTTATAAATATAATAATATAATAATATCTAATATCAAATTCATTATGTCTTCAATAAATACTGGATATCAAAGTCAAATGATTTCAACCGGTTACGGTAATTCTGATAAATTGAATAAAACAACATTACCTGTTTATAAATATTTGGATATAGATAGTACATACAGAAGTAGAATTGATTATCCTGATCCCAATAGTTTTGTTGTGAGAAATTCAAACAGTTCCAATGTTTCTTCTAATAATCTTGTTGCATATAATTTACCAGTGTATAGTTTTCCAATGTCACAGTTATATGTTGCTGGTTTATTCAGTCCTTTGAAATTTCAAAGTGGTGGTACTGATAATTTGACATTGGATACAAGAGAAACAAGTACTGTGCCAAATTTTTATGCTGGTTATTTTATTGAATCGATAGATTCCTTAATTACTACTCCCACACCTACTTCTTATTCTACTGTACAATATACAACTATTGCATCATATAATAATACATCAAAACAAGCAGCATTTACAAGTCCATTAGGTACTAATGCTGTTATAAATAGTAACTATATAATTAGAAAGAATAAACCATTATTTATTGGTAATGTATCTGCAATTGTAGGTAATTTAGTGACATTGACTAAACCTGCAGGTGCAGGTTATGGTTTTATTCCCAATGATTTTAATTCTGTGTACTATTTAAGAGTAAGAAAATCTGCAACATCTTCACTTGACAATAGAATTGTACAAATAACACTATCGTCTGCCAACCCTAATCAACTCACACTAAATAGTAATTTGTCTTTGTCTGTTAATGATAGTATTGAAATTATTGGTCCTGGTCAGAATATTATTACTTCTTTACGTTATGCAAGTGGTGGTTCTCAAAGTATACAAGGAGGTGATTATGAACTTGAATTGTTATGGTTAAGTGTACCTAATCAAATATTAGATGTTGGTTATGGTGGAAGTCTTGATAGATATCCTTATATTTATTGTTCTTTATATACTGGTATTACAAATACTACTCAACAAGTATTGTATTCAAATAATCCATACACCAGTAAAGTTATATTTAAAGTACCTGTGAATGAGTATTTTGGTGATACTTCTTTTATTACATTGAAAGATTCCAAAGCAAAACAAACTATTTATTTTGATCCATCTCAGGATTTGTTTTTTGAATTAACTTTACCAGATGGAACAGTGATTTCATTTAATGAATTTGACAATATGCCACCATATCCACCCAATCCATTTCTTCAAATAAATATTCTTGTTTCAATGAGAAAATTATAATAAAATTAATAAAAAATATATTTTATAAAATGATTTTAAAAGCATTTAATTTATACAATATCTTATATTTATTGAAAGAAAATGCCAAAAAAATATCAAAGTAGATCTTTGAGTAGATCACCTCGTAGAGATACAAAGAAACGAGTACAGAACAATAGAAAATCTCAAAGTAAATATTACGATTCATCTTCCGAATCTGATTCCGATTATTCTGATAGTGAATTGAGTGATCGTTCAGATAGATCAGATTATTCAAGTGAATCTGAAGATGATTATGATAGAAAAAAGAATTATTCAAGAAATCATAAAACCAAATCTATGGTTGTTAGAGAAAATGATAATAGAAAGAGAAGACATGTATCACCTTCTCCATCTCGTTCCCCATCTCGTTCCCCATCTCGTTCCCCATCTCGTTCCCCTTTGCCTTCAAAAAGAAGAAGCAATATAGTACATAGTAATAGAAAAAGAGAAGAAGATGTAGATAATTCAAGAGATAAAAAAAGTCAAAGAGAACCGAAAAATGATAGAAAACACAAATCTATAGAAAGCGAAGATGATGTAGATAATTCAAGAGATAGAAAAAGTCAAAGAGAACCAAAAAATGACAGAAAACACAAATCTATGGAAAGCGAAGATGATGTCAATAGCAATGATGAAGAAATAATGGAAATAGAATCTAAACAACTACAAAAATCAACAAAGAAGGGAAGACCAAGCAAGAAAACCAACGATGATGAAACCTTAGAAAATGATGATAAAATCTCAAAAGGAACACCTAAATATAGAGTTGTATCTTTTAATGGAGAAGAACTTGCAGTAAGAAAAATGTATACTTCTAACATTGGACCAAAGAACGCTGCCCAAAAGGCATTTAATAGATTGTGTAACAAGTTGAATGAAAAGATGGAAATTAGTGTTGAAAAAATGGGTGATAAGAATGGTAAAGTAATGACTTATTTTTTTATGAAACAAGAATTAGAAAATCCTATTGAAAGAATGATTGGAGGTAAGAAAGTTGTTTATAGAAATAAGACAGTTTCTTGTTGAGGCACTTACGTTTATCAAATTGGTTAAACGAATGTGAAACTTAATTGAACTAACATTTTTTATTAGTTATAATTATTTTTAATTTTAAAAATAAAATTAAAAATAAAATACAAAAGTATTATTACTTATATATTTAATACAAAAGTATTATCACTTAAATAATAATAAAAATATACAAAAATGAGTAGTATATGTGATATCTGTGATACTGAAATATCACATTCTCAAAATATATTAAAACATAAAAAAACAGAAAAATGCCAAAAAATAAAAATATTATTAGACAAAAGAGATAATATAAATAATGAAAAAATTAATTTACTATTAAATGAAAATAAAGAATTGAAAAATGAAATTGTTCAGTTAAAATATAATATAACTGAAAAAGATATTAAAATTAAATTAATTGAAGAAGAATATTGGAAAAAACAAAAAATTTTAAAAAATAAAGAAGATAAAAAAGAAAATATAAACAACGATACTGCTTTTCATATTGACATCAATCTTAATAATAAACAATTAAATAAAACTAAATACAAAGATATTCCTGAAGATATTATTAAAAAAGAAATACAATCTCTCAAACTTAAAGATAACTACCAACTTGAATATAGAGAAGAAGATGGTTTTATTAATATTACAAATCTATGTAAAGCAGGAGGAAAACAATTTAAGCATTGGAACAGTATTGATAAAACAAAAAAATTTCTAGATGTATTATCTAGAGAGGTCGGAATCCCGACTTCTGAATTAATTAAAAGAGGTACAGGTTCAAAATATGAAAATGATATTAAAAATTTAACTTGGGCTCATCCTCAAGTTTCTATTAATATTGCTCAATGGATATCTCCAGAGTTTGATGTTTTAGTAAGCAAATGGGTTTATGAAATTATGTTAACTGGTAAGGTTGATATTAGAGATAATAAAATAACACAAGAACTTGATATTATGAATAAAGAAAATAAATTGCTAAAAAATAGAATAAAATTATTAGAAAGCAAAGTTCTTCAAAAACAACCAAGAGAAACATTCGATAATAGTAAAAATGTAATTTATATTGTTACAACAGAATACAAAGAAGCACAAGGGCATTATAAAATAGGAAAAACACAAGATCTACAAAAGAGATTATCTACTTATAATACAACAGACAAACATGAAGTTATATATTATACCTCATGTGGCGATAAAGAAACAATGGATATATTAGAAAAATTAATTCATAAAAAATTAAATTCAAAGAGAATAGAACCAAATAAGGAGTGGTTTGTATCAGAAGAAGATGGAGAAGATTTTATAAAAGTAATTGAAGAATGTAAAAAAATTGTATGTGAATAATTTTAGATTTATTACAAAATTTATATATTCAATTATTATTTATAAATCTAAAATTATATTAAGAAATAAACTAATACCAAAAAATATTAGCTCCTCATATTTTTTTGGCAACTCTCTCACAAATGTTTTTATTTTTATTTATAAATAAAAACAAAATAAAAACAATATTCATTCAGTCTGTTTTATTTTAATATTTTTAGACATATTAAACCAATGTATATATAGGTTAAAATAAAAACATTTTTTGCCCTTTTTGGATACAATTTTTACCCTTTTGGGTTTATTTTGCCCTTTTTGGATATAAATAGTCTAAAGATCGGTTATATAATATAAAATGTCTTATTTATGTGAATATTGTAATCATTCATATACAACAAAAAATCATTTAACTAGACATCAAAATACAGAAAAATGTCAATATATAAAAAGATTATTAGATAAGAGAGATCAATTAAATAATGAAAAAAATAATACTATTCAAAAAGAAAATGAATTGTTAAAAAAGGAAAATGAATTATTAAAAATTGAAGATAAGGAAAATAAAACAAAAATAAAAATATTACAAGATAAATATGAAGATTTGAGAAAGATAGTAGAAAAAGCCGCCATAAAATCAACAACAACAGTAAAGAAAACATATAATCATAATAATTATCTTAATTATATTTCTTCTGAACCTTTGAAAATTAGTGAATTACCCAAACAATTAAAATATATTGTTAATTGTGATACTGTAATGTACGATGATGATGATTTTCACGATCACATTGTTGATAATATATTAAAAGATAAAGATGGAAAAGATAAAGTGCTTTGTACTGATATTAATAGAAAGAACTTTACTTATAAAGATGAAAAAAGTGGAGAATTAATCAGTGATCCAGAATTAGAAAGGTTAAGAGAACAATTAAAAAAAGGAACAGATATCAGACAAATAAGACATGAATTACTCGAGAAACTGGTTTCTGAGTATGAAGAAAATGGTTGTGTTGGTATTGATCCTTATAAGAGATTTTATGAAATAGTACAAAAATTAAAATTTGGATCTCCATTTGTAGATCATGTAGCCAGAAAAACATATGTAAAAACTAAAAATGCAATTGAAGATACAGATAATACAGAAAATAATTATTCTAATCAATTAGAATATACAGAAGAAGAATATAAAGAATTATGTAAAGAATTTGGAAATCAATAACAATTTATATAAATTGTATTGTAAAGGTAAAAGACTTTAAATATGAAACATGAGAAATTCTGATATTTTTATATTATTTTATATAAAAATATATACTGAATTATTTATCATATTTATTATTGATAATATTTAATCATATTTATTATATCTATTTGTCATAATAAGTTCATCTGCTGTTTCAATCATTCTATTAATTTTATTTCTTGATCTTGGTTTTTTCTTTTCTTCTTCATCTATATCTTCTTTTGTCAATTTTACGTTTCTCAATTTCTTCAATAATTTTAATTGTTTTTTATCTGTATCATTTGTATATTTATCTTTGTTTGTTTCAATATAATCATATTCTAATTTCCATAATTTCTTTGCATTGTTTTTTGAGTATTGTATATATTCTGGTTCTTGAATAATACATTTCAAAGTATTTTTCTTTTTTGGTTTCTTCTTTTTTGTATCTTCTTCTTTTTCTTCATTATTATCAATATCTTGTTTATTTTCATCCTCTTTTTCACATTCAATATCATTAATCACGTATTCAATATCAAATGTATTTCTTAAACTGTTTATTTCTTGACAAACCAAATAATGTTGATAATGATATAAATATAACTTTTCCATGAAATGATCAACTTTCAAACCAACACTCAATATTTCATCAAGTGGTGTAGTCATTTGTTTTTTCAGATAATACAAATAATCAACTCTCATATAACATTGCCATTTTTCATAATATTCCAGTGATTCTACTTTATCACCTTGATTATAATCAATATCTGGTCTACCCATTGTTGTGAAAAGATATTCAATACGAGAACCTGTTTCAGCATTTTGTCCTCTATTTCTCATTCGTTGTGCAAGTTGCACATGAGATGGCAATGATTTTTTGGTATCATATTCATGAATATCCTTTGATAAAGATTTGGTTATGACAAATAAATTATAGTCCATTTTTCTTTTGAACATATTATTGAAATAATCTACAATATTATCAATGATATCATTCTTTGGTACATTATCCAATATATCAACAGCAGTTTTGAGATATATATCTCTCAATGCTTTGCAATTATCTCTTCTTGTTAAAACAACACCTTTTTTTACGAAATCTACAATTTTACCTTCTTTGTTGGCAACTTGTGCAATGTATCTTTTCTTTGATAATATCAAATATTTCTCGTAAATTTTCTCAAATTCAAGTTTCATTGGTTTCTTAAAATGTTTTTCCATTTCTTGTGTCACTTCTTCCGCTAGTTTCACTGCATCATTGTTGTTTTTAATATGTTCAAAATATATCATTGATGAATCTGTATCACCATATACTGTTTTTCCATTGTAATTTTGAGGAATAAATGTTGAAATGAATTCAATGGAACTTCTACCTTTATAAGTAATTGTCATAGCACCTTGTGGTAAGGGAAGATATCCACGTTTAACACCCATAGCACCATACATTGAATTAGCACAGATTTTATAAGATGATTGACGTTTATCTAATACTGCATTATATTGTACAGTAGAAGTATAATTATTTTTTATAGCTGTGATTTTATCCGTCAAATCATTGGAAGTGATGTACTGGAAATTATCATGAAATTCTTTGCCAATAAACTGTATGAATTGATCATCATTTTTCTCTATATTGTTTGATTTCAATTTATCAAATTCATCAAATATTTCTGGTATATTGGTAATATCTTTAAGAAAATCATTCATTATATTTATAAATTTATCTTCAAGTTGATGACCATAGAAATGTAATAAATATAGTATTTGTGAAATACATTTTTCTATTGTATTTTCATTTATTGCAATTTGTTTTCTTGTATTTTTTCTGGCTGAAATATGTTCATTTAATAATGTTGGTACAACACCTTTACCACCTACTTCTTCTTTCAAAAATCGAAACTTGCGATCTGCACAGAATACTTTGCGTTTTGCAGTACTGAATGTACCATCTTTCTTCTTTTTTCGATTTAAATCATGTACACAGTTAATATGTTCATTCCATTCAAATACATGACAATCTTCATCTGGTACATTATCATCAATAACCAGTGTACTGTAATCAATATTATAAGCCATCATGATACTTGGATACAATGATGCAAAATCAAATGATAATACTTTATCATATTTACCAGGAACAGGATTTAAAACTGTAGCACCTTGATAATTATCTTCAGAAGACTGAATACCCTTATTAACAACAATATTGTTTTTATTGCAATAACATAATACCTGTGAATACATTTGAATTTGAGTACCTTCAGTAAATAAATAAAAGATGGGTACTCTTGCTGTTTTGGACATTTCACACAAACCAAACCACAATTGCAATTTTTGATACAATAACAAAGTGATATATGAATCTTGAACACAGTATTTGCCAACAAGTGACAATCCATGTACATTATTTCTATATAATTCCTTGTATGACGGTTCCACATCTCTTAAATCATATTTTGTTAAATTTGAGAAATAATTGGTATAATGATTGAAAATATCTAGAGCAGTCAAAGGATCTTTTGTGGGTAATTTAAAATGTGTAGTCACAGTTTTTAGTTTGTAATTTGAAAGTTTGTAATCTCTTTTAATAATGGGTAATAAATCAAGAAATAATCTACCTTTTGCATCAACATATGTGAGATTTTGAGCACTGTATGCTTTACTTTTAAAACTGTTACTAACTATTTCACATACTTCATTGAATATACCCATATTGCAAAAATCATCTTTGATTTTCAGTAATTCACAACGATCAATCATGTATTTTAAATCCCATGATAAAATATTGTAGCCAATTATAACATTTACATTAAGTTCTTTTACATATTTATTGAATGCCATTATCAGTTCTGCTTCATTTTTATTAAATGTTTCAACAATAACATCATCACCAATAACTTTTTTATTCACCTCACCAAGTGTCAATAAATATTTTTTTATTTTTCCTTTAGGTGACAAAATGCAAAAACTTATCTGAAATATTTTATCTTCTGGTAAAGTTGCATCAGGCATACTGTTTTTCTTTACAGAATTTGCTTCAATATCAAAACACATTACTTTTGGTAAAACAACAACATTTGCATCACATTGTTGTATATTCATTCGATCACATGTAACACAATATTTAAAGGTACAATCAGACATATTCATTAAAGAACCATTGAATTTTATCCATCCAGTTGGTTGTAAATCCATGAATGATAAGAAACGAATAACTTGACTAACATTTCTTTCATATTCACAGACATTTAGTTTATAACCATTTATTTCTTTTCTCAAAAAGAATGCATAACTATCCATTGCACTTTTAGTTTTAAAAGCTATTTTTAGAAAAGGAAATAATTTGTCAGTTTTGATTATCTCACCGTTAACCACTTTCTTTTCTTTGTGTGTATAGTACAATTTTCTTTTTCTTTCAACAGTGATAGAAATAGGCATATTTTCTTTCCATTTTGTAATTTTCTTCAGATCTCTGATGATGACTTGTATTAGATTGTCATTGTTTTCAATTTCAGTTGGTAATTCCACATAAAAGTAAGGATGAAAACCAGATATTTTCAAGTATATATTGTCACCACTGATAGATAAACCATAACATTCAATAAACAATTCTTTTTTGTCTCCAAACCCTTCTTCAAGTTCATTCCATTGATAAACAAATATTTTGCTATTGATAGGTTTTGACATTTTAATATATATTATCATATATTAAAATGATTATTGATATAAAATTCAATTTTTTATCTATTATTTTAAACATTCAATGCATTTGTGAATGTCATTTTTATAAGATATACACAATCCAGAAACATAACTAGTAGTATGAATATTTTCTTGGATATTGTAAATATTATCATCAGGTAACTGTGTATCATAAAAATATTCAAGCATTTCTTTTATAGTTTTATAATCGGATTTCTTGAAATCAATAGTGAAATTAATTCTGCCTGGTCTCAATAAAGCTTTATCTATTTTCTCAGGAAAATTGGTTGTAATGATATAAATAATTCCATTAGATTCTAAAATACCATCAATAACGTTTAATAAAGAAGATAAAGTTATATCTGATTCTTTATCTTTCACAACCACTTTTTTAAATATATTATTTTCATCATCTGTATCTATTTTTACATAATCTGTTTTAATATCAGTTTTATTATCTTTTTCTGTTTTGGTTTTTTTATTATCCATATAATTATTTATTTCTTTTTTGAATTCTCTAGATAATACCAGATCACATACACAATCAATATCTTCAAATACCAATATACAATTGGATCTTGGTATTTTCTTATATTGATTTTCATTTGTACTGTATATCATTCCATTTGAATTTTCTTTGAATATATTTAGCAATTCTTTCATTGTTTTCACTTTATTCAATGGGACATCAATAATGTGTCTGTTTGTATATTTTGCGATAGCCTTGATAACACTGGTTTTACCTGTACCAGGTTCACCTTTTAATAATATACCAAATGAATATTGAATACCTTTATTGATGAACCATTGTTTGTTGTTAAGGAAGAAATTTAGATCATCAAGTAATCTTTTCTTTTCTGGAAGAAATATATTATCAAATGTTTTTGAAACTATTAAAGGAAACGTTAGATACGTATTCTCTGGTTTTTCACGATATTTTGTTACATCTTCTCCTTGATATATTGAATAATACTTAGTTACTGTGGTTAATTGTTCCAAATGTTCATCATATTCCTTGATACATTTATTTATAAATTCAGTTAATATATTCATGTTATCAGAGTATAATTTATAATGTGATTCATTAACTGTATGTTGTCCATCAGTACCTTTATCATACATATCAACAATGATATCCAATAATATTTCTTTTTCTTTAAATTTATCATTGATATTCGTAAAAGGTTTAAAATTAATATTGTAAGTTGATTCACTTGGTTCTAAATATCCAAGTGACGAGTGCATATTTGATATATCTTCCTTTGAATAATTATAATGGTTTACAGTGGTGTTTTTTGATATATAATTAATTACAGCATCAATTTCTTTTGTAGTTTCATATCTATCCTCAAAACCCCATTTACTGGATATTTTATATCTTCTTTTTGTTAATGTCACTGTTTTATATTTTCTCTTATAATAATAATTTTTTAATTGATTGTAATTGATATGGATTATATTTCTTATCAATTTCTTTACTGTGAAACTTGAAAGATATTCAATAAAAATATACATTAATAAAGAATCAATAATTATATTCCCAGTTGTAAAATACCTCAATAATAACGTTTCCATATAATGGTGCATTTTCACGTTATTAAATAAATATTACATACTTGAAGTTTTTAAATTAAATATATTTTTATAATCACATAATTATAAAAATACAAATGATATCAAGTAAATATAACAATAATATCATTTCTCCTGTATTACCACCAAAAAACATGTATACAGGTCCCAATATTATGAATACAAGAGATATTCCTATATTTATTATAAATTTAGATGATGATATAAAACGCTGGGATTTCATGAAACATCAATTGAATTATTTAAAATCACTTAATTATCAACGTGTTTCTGCTGCAGATATGAGAAAACCAAATATGACAGAATTCTATAAAGATGATCGTATATCATTGTACACAAAATTCACAATACAAAAAAAACACAGATGTGATCATAAACAAATTGATAGAACTGGTGCAATAGGTGCAACATTATCACATTATAAAATATGGAGAAAAATGATTGATGAGAATATTCCAATATCAATTATTATGGAAGATGATATGCATCTTATGAGTAATTTTTATAACATAATAGAAAAAGAAATTGAAAAATACAATAAAGAATTTGATATTTTGAACTTGGGTTATTTAAAAAATCATTATTCTGAAGTTGACAATTCTAAATTTCATTTTGGTACTGGATGTTATGTTGTCACCAAAGAAGCATGTGAAATATTATGTAAACATGTATTTCCTATTGATACACACGTAGATGCTTATTTATTTTTATTAAACCATTTTGGTTATATTAAAATGATTATGAGTGATAAAGATATAATATATCATGGTGGTGCATTTGAATCTAATATTAGTCATGGTAATCTAAAATGTGATAAAAGTAGCACTAATGTGGTTATAAATGATAATAATAACAATTATCATATAATTACAATATTATTATTGCTTATTGTTATTATTATTAGTATTAAACTATACTTGATACATAATATGAAATTATAAATATTTCTTTATATTCTTGGTTTTATTCTTTTTTGTTTCTTTTTCCTGGGTTATATAGTCTCCATAAATTTGGATATCTAAATATTTATTCATTCTTTCTTTATAATAGAGGTCATAACTCTTTTCTAATTCATTTATATCATCTATCCACATATCTTCAGAAGATTTACTTTCAATACATACCAACAATTCTTTTATTCTGTTGATATCATTATCAAGATTTTGCATTTCATCTTTTGTCATTTTATACAAAGGTATATCAATTAAATAATTGTATTTATCTTCAATTTTCATATAATTTTTCACACATAATAATTCTTCAAGTTCTTTCTTTGTTAATTCTGATATATTGATTGTTCTTTCTATTGTTTCTTTTATAAATTTCATTTTATTTTCTTTTGTTTGTATTTCTTCTTTCAATTCTTTTATCATGTATTGTTTTCTACTTTCGTATAAAGGTAAACGTTCATTGTAAAAATATTTGATAATATCAATGATACTACCAAATTTCTGTATTTGACATTTTGAATTGAACAAATACATATTGTTTGTATTCAATAATTTAGGTGATATCATTTTGAATAATATATCAAATTTATTGCATTTTATACATGTTTCAGTAATTTTATTCTCTTCTTTATTTTCTTCTACATTCTCTTCTTTATTTTCTTCTACATTCTCTTCTTTATTTTCTTCTATATTCTCTTCTTTATTTTCTTCTACATTCTCTTCTTTATTTTCTTCTACATTCTCTTGCAATATATTATCTTCATGTTTTAATAAATCCTCTAGTATTTCTGCATTGTTAAATATTAAAGTGAAATTTACTTTCAAATGTGTATAATTGCTTTCATATGATTTCAAAGGAGTATTTTTAACATCCAATAATTGTTCCAAATATATTTTATAATCTTCTGTCCAGGTACCTATAGGTAATTCTGTTATTTGTACTTTTATTGGAGAAAGTTTCTGATAAACACCTTTACTCACGTATTTATTTCCTTGTTTGTATATAGAACCAGTAAACCCAGAATACCATGGTACTAATTCTTCTAATGAATTGTCATTAATACCATTATTTATATAATGTTTAATACAATGTATGATATCTTTTGGATTAAAACAAGGGATATTAGTACTAAAACCTGTACCAATTCCAACTGCACCATTCACGAGAACCATTGGTATTATAGGAATATAATATTCTGGTTCAATATACTGACCATCATCATTTCTATATGATAATATATGGTTGTCATTTTTTATATATATCTTGTTGTATATATTGTTAAGCATAGTATAGATATAACGAGGTTGTGAAGCGTCTTTACCACCTTGTACTCTTGAACCAAATTGTCCTTTTGGTAATAGTAAATTTATGTTATTAGAACCCACAAAATCTTGTGCAAGACCAACAATGGCACTTTGAAGTGAGTTTTCACCATGATGATAACTAGCATTTTCACTTACATAACCTGCTAATTGTGCTACTTTTATTTCTTTGTCGTATATTTTTTTTTTCAAACAAGCATAAAATATTTTTCTAAGTGATGTTTTGAAACCATCCATAACATTTGGAATAGATCTTTCTAAATCATAATTGGAGAAATGTTTCAATTCTTTATGAATAAAATCTTCATACAATACATTGGATGTGTTTATATCTAATATTTCTTGTTTGTTGTATGTTAATAACCATTTCTTTCTTTCATCTGCCTTCTTTTTATTAAATGCCAATTGAATACTTTCTTCTGAACTATCACCATTATATTTGTATTCAATAGTTTTTAAATTTTTGAAATATTCAATCGCTTCTTCTTCTGTGGATGTTCCAAGACCTTTATAATATTTAATAGTCCATCCATTCAAATTATTGGATAATTTCCAATTATCAAAATCTGTTAAATTATAAAATGATATTACATTATTTAATTTACTGGATTTTACAATAGGTGTCATCATACTGCTAATAAAATTAAATTGTTTTAATAATGATGGCCAAAGTGTATGAAATAAATTAAATATAAGTCCTTTAATATGACTACCATCAGTATCTTGATCAGTCATGATCATTATTTTACCATAACGTAATTCATCAATCGAATTATATGTTTTTCCACTTTCCAGACCTAATATTTTTTTCAAATTTGATATTTCTTCATTTTCTAATATTTTTTTGGAGTTCATTTCTTTCACATTCATCAATTTTCCTCTAAGAGGAAACACACCGTATGCATCTCTTCCTACTTTACTAATACCAGCAATTGCCATAGTTTTAGCTGAATCACCTTCTGTTAATATTAGAGTACACATTTTACTTTTGTCAGTACCCGCCCAATTTGCATCATCCAATTTTGCAATACCTTTTATAGTTTTTCTCTTTTTACCATCTGTTTTTTTCAGATCTTTATTAGTTTGCGATTGGTTCATTTCTAATATTTTTTCAACAATTCCAGATTTGTATAATTTATTGATAAATGCATCACTTATTTCTATTTTTGTTCCAAATTTAGAAATAGGAGTAGTTAGTGTTTCTTTTGTTTGACTATCAAAAGTTGGATTTACTATAGTTGATTTAACAAATAATATCAAATTTTCTTTTATTGTTTGTGGTTTGATAATTATATTTTTATTTTTTTTGGTGATCAAATCAGTTATTTTTTTTGTTATTTGTGTTAATACGTAATCAACATGTTTTCCACCTTTAATAGTCCATATACCATTAACAAATGATATCTGTTCAAATCCGTTATAATCGTTGTAAGATGCAATTATTTCCCAAGTGGTATTTTTATCATAAACTCGCATGTGTTCCAATTTAGAACCAAGATACAAATCCACATATTTCTCAAATGTTTTGCAATCTATTTTAATATCATTAAAATATACAGTTACCATATTAGTTGTTATAGCACACATATCATATACTCTTTTCTCCATTATTTTATACATATCATCACTTAATCTATCCATTTTGAATGCTTTATAATCAGGTAAGAAACGAATAACAGTATACGCTTTTTTTGAATATTTTGTAATTACTGGTTTATTGATGATAGTCATATTGTTTTCAAATTTCTGTACATATTTTAATTTTCTTCTGTGATCTATTGTTTCTATTTCAAACCAAGTGCTAAATATATTGCATGCTTTTGCACCTATACCATTTTGTCCACCAATTACACGTTCTTGTGTATCATCATAATTGGTAGAACTCAATAAATGTCCAAAAATCATTTCAGGTATATATATTTTTTCATCTGGATGTTCTATTATATCAATACCATCTCCATCATTAAATACTTCAATAATCCCTGTGTTTTTATCTATTTTCACTTTTATATTTCTAACAAATTGTATATCAGGATTAGCATTGTATTTAGATACAAGTCTAGTTTCATGATCACAAGCATTTACAAGAATTTCATCAAATATTTTGAAAAGGCCAGGTATATATTTTAATTTATGTTTTTCCATTTTCTTTTCTTCGTTATTGAATATCCATGTCTCTATTTCATCTTCTTCAATGGATCCAATATACATACCAGGACGATTTTTAACATGAGTTACGTGATCATATTTCACATAAATTTTAGATAGATCATTATTCATTTTATAATAGTTAATACGAAATAATTTATTTATGACTTTAAATAAATTATATTTTTAATTATATACCAACATTATTTATTTTATATATCAATCGATCTCCATTGCATCATTTCTATTTCTTTGTTGTATTGTTTGATTTAATCTTGCAATTTCTTGTTGATTTTGTTGTATTGTTTGATTTAATCTGGCAATTTCTTGTTGATTTTGTTGTATTGTTTGATTTAATCTGGCAATTTCTTGTTGATTTTGTTGTATATCTAGATTTAATCTTGCAATTTCTTGTTGGTTTTGTTGTATATCTAGATTTAATCTTGCAATTTCTTGTTGATTTTGTTGGATATCTTGTTTTAATCTTGCAATTTCTTGATCTTTAGTATTTATTTTATTTACATTATCATCTCTATATACAGTATTAATATATTTATAATATTCTGTTTTATCTAATATACCATTTGGCATAAACATATTTCTACTCATATAATATTTATTTATATTGTTGTCCATTACACAATCATTATTAATACATCCTGGTTGTTTGAATATAGGATCTATTTTACTATATAATTTACTAATTATATTATCAAAATTATTAAAAATATTATGGGTTGTAAATGTCATATCGTCTATATATTTATTTCTAACCCATCCTTCTTGACTCCTATCAAGAGGGTATAGTGAATTTTTAATCTCAAAGAGATTATAGATAAATTCAATTAATCTTTTAGATTTTAAAGTTAAATATGAAAAAACAGGTAAAGCTGCTACAGGTGCTACACCTCCTAGACCCATAATTTGTTGTTTTATTGTGTTATCATAAGGCATCAGTGTTGCAACTCCTCCTGCATTTTTCCAATATATTGGTATTTCATGAGTATTTATACGCATAATAGCACTTGATATATCATTAATAATATTACTTATCGCACGATGTCTTATATCTTTAATAATTCCAGTAACAGGATGAATGTTCTTCATTAATACAGGGAATAATGTACTATAAATATATGTACTTATAGTGAAAATATAATCTCTTATGTTGCTTTTATTATAAAAAGGATGAACAGAACCTTGTTTATTTTTTATTTCTGAATTGTTTGTACTATCACCATATATATATGATCTGTCAAAATCATATACTTTAATCATAAAAGGAAAATTAAAATCATATTTTTGATCTTCTATAAAATATGTAAAAATGTGATTTTCAGTAGTTAATCTATTGCTTGGATCGAATATATTGTCTATATTGATATTATTTTCTAATAATATATTACCCATATGCAAATCACAATTAACTATTTTTGTTAATTCAAGTGATTTTATTGCAATAGCATATTGAATATTAAATAATAAATATAATTGTCTTAGATTATTAAATATTTTTCTTTCTTCTGCATTGCCAATAGGAGCTTGGGCGGGTCTTGTAGCAACATTACCATTTATATATGGCCCTGGTCCGCCTCCTGCTACTAAAGGAGGATAACCACCAAATAGAGAAGGATCCCAATAGCGTATATTAGCTCTATCATCAATAATATTTAAATTGTCTACATATAAATCTGTTGAAGGTGATTTTTTAGTAAAGAAAATATTTCTTTCATTATCAATATCATGAGTATATGAAAGAATATCACCTGATGGTTTAACTGTATTAAAACTCTTTGTAATAAAATAACCAAATTTAAAATAATCATCAATCAATGTTGCATTTACATCCCCTGATAGAGGCACTGGACCACCAGGTGCAGGAAACGGAACATTATCATTAATTGATGGTCTTCCTTTTATATGAGTTGTACCATACTTTGTATTGTGCAATAATATTTTTATATTTCTACTGAAATTATTTCTAATATCCGCTCTTTGAACAGGAAGATTAAGAGCATTTACTAACTTATGTTCAAGAAAATTAATTATTTCTGTTCTATTATTTCTTAAACTTCCACCCATGGTTTCTACAAAAAAAGGGCAGATGTTATATTTAATCAATCTGTTTATTTTACCCAGATAAACACCATATTCGTAAATTAATGGATGTATATTGTTATCATAGACACTTGAAGGATTTGCAGGATCTACTAAATAATTAACTGTACTTGGTAAACCTGTTATAAATAATTTCATAAAATATTTAGTACCATTAATATTCAAGATATATATATCAGTTGTAGACGCACTATTTGCTTTCATTCCTTTAATATCTGTCACACAGTGTTTTAAAGCCTTCAAATCTGCATATGATGTTTCTTCTAATTGTGCACAAGGATAATCATCAGGATAATGAAAGTAGCGAGTATTTCCAATCAATGTATTTCCCATTATTATTCAGTTATATTATTTATTTATATAAATAATATAATAATTATAAAAAAAAATTCAAAAAAAATTAAAAAAAAATATACAATAACAGCAACAGTTTACAATACGGGGAAACCGAGAGCACCACCAGCGACTCTGACTATATTGTGATTGACAGCAACCAAGACAAGAGTGAAGGTTTGAGCACATGGGACACCTTGATAAGCATCAGGTCCAGGATTGTTAGGAAGTGAACCAGTGGCACCAGCAACAGCGGAAGCAGCAGTTGAAGGAGTAATTTGGAGTGAGACGTTGGTCAACTTACCAAAGTTAGTAGAACCCATAGGATTAACACTCATAACATCCAAACTGTATGAATACATGTGATAACCAGTTTCATTAGGAATAGAAACGGCATTATAGAAAGGATTAACCAATGAGAAGTAATCAGCACCCATGTTACTCAAACGTTGAGTATTTTCGTATAACAAGGAAGCAGTATTGACAGGATCAACAGCATAGTTAACTGAAGTTTGTAAACCACTATCAGTAGGAATAGGCATAGCACAGGTATAGTTAGACCATTCAGCAGAGTTAGTGGTGTTACGAACAGCAAAGAATAAACACTTGACAGCGTGTGACAAACGAATATCTTGTGACAACAATGAGTTAGAAGTAGGATTGAAGGTGATAGTAGGAACAGTTTGGACTTGTTCAATAAGGATATCACGAGGAGCTTGACCCATTTGCTTACGTTCATTGTTAGAAACAATAGCATATTCAGCCCAAACATCAACTTGTGACAAAGTAGGAACAGTGACCAAATCACCAGCAGTAACAGGAACTGAAACACCAGATGAAAGGTTATCCAAAATAAGAACATCAGTATAATCACGGAAGTTGAAGTTCAAACGCATTTCGTTATAAGGTAAAGCAGCAGTAGGAAGAGCAACACCAGAATCACGAGAATGAGCCAAAGGTAATGGCAAGTTCAAAGTAACTTGAGGAAGAGAAGTTTTAGAGTTAACAGTGCAAGGATCAGTTAAATCAGGGATGTTACCAATCATGTTATTGTAACCGTTACGCTTACCAGCAGGAATAGCAAATTGTGACCAGAAATCCAAATAATAGTTATCAAAACGCATTTCAGTCAAATCGTTAAATGAAATAGAAGCTTCACGAATTAAAGCGTGCATTAAATTACGAGTATAACGAACTGAACCATTCTCACCAAAACGATTGTTACCTGACAATACAACAGCAGGGAAAGTAATACGTAAGAAAGCTCTCAACAAATAATCACCAGCACGTGAAATATTGGCTGACCATTGTTGGTTAAAGTTAGGAACACCGTTACTCTTACTCAAGACAACTGGAACAACAGTGAACCAGGTAGCCTTACGAACTTTACGGACAAAGTATGAAACGGCTTGTTCACCACCGTACATATACTTTTCCAATTCATCATATGTTGCAAGATCAATGAATCCCGACGTGAGGTTTGAAGAACTAGTAGTAGCTGACATTTTATATATATGACAAGAAAAAAAATTTAAATTTGGTGTTTTATATTATGTAATTATATTTTTAATATTGAATTTTGATTTTTTTAAAAAATCAAAATAATTTTATTTAACACTATTATATATATTTGTTAATTGTACATTTATGTTTTCAATCATAATTATCATAAAATAAATTTATAATATGTAATGTTTTTTCATTTATATTTTTTTCATTTGACCAATATTCTATTTGTTTATATAAAACCTTTAATCTCTTTTCAAAATCCTTTTTATTTCTTACAATCAATAATCCTTTATTATCACATTTAAAACATCCTGGTACATTTTCATTTTTATTGTTTGTATAATTATCTGGATTAAATCTTATTAATACTATTGGTCTATGATTAAAATCTTGTGAAATTTGCATAGTTCTTTTATTTTCACAATTGTAATTTCTGTGTTGGTTTTCGTCAACTTCTATTACTAAAATATTAAATCCAAAATCAACCACTAAATCTGGTCTTCTATTTGAACAACCATCTTGGATTTTTTTATCGGAAATCCATGTGAACTCTGAAAATTTATTTTTAATACTATCCACAATATGTTTTTCTTTTGTTTTGTAATTATATGATAATTGAACATCTGGAAATAAGTGTATATAACAAAATAAACAATAACCATCATATTTCTTATTACCACCAACCATACAATTATTAAATCTACATCTCGGATTTTTTAAATCTATCATATTATCTTTTTTATGTTTCGTGCAATATAACCATTTATTTTCGCCTTCATAATTATAACTTGCATATATATCACAATCTTGGTGTATACATATATAATGTCTAAGATCAATCATTCCTTCTTCTTTATGATTTGTACATCTTATTTTAGTTTTCATATCAGGAAAATTATAACTGGCTGTAATATTACAGTGTTCAATATCACATGTCTGTTTTATTTTACATTCCATATTATCGAGTTTATGATATTTACAATAAAGTGGTTTATCTTCATTTTCTAAATTATACAATGCATAATATTTACAACCTTCATTTTTACATAAATTACTCAAATTAACTAAATCAATCATATTTTCAAATTTATGTTTTTTACAATATATTGGTTGTGTTTCTATTTCATAGTTATACAATGCCCATTTTTCACAATTATTCTCAAAGATACATTTACCTTTTCTTTCTTTATTTTTTTCATATATTACATTCTTACATTCATCACAATTTCTCTTATCGTATTTTATATCATTCAATACTATTTCCATTATGTTTTCACAATGTTCATTATAACATTTAAAATTGTATTTATTTCCTGAACTTTTAAACACTTGTCTTGGTAATATTATTTTTTCTTTATCTTTATTTTCTCCCCAATATTTTGACATGTTATGTGATGCAAAACTTTTATTAAAACATAACTGACAACTATCATCTTCACATAATATCTTATTTGCACAATAAGAACACTTTCTATTTAAATTTGTAACATTACTTAACTTTACATTGTAACTATGACCACATCCTTTGTCGCATTTTAAATAATAGTTTTTATTTGAACTTTTTGTAACCATTAATGGTGAGATTTGGTTACCTTCTTCATCTACATTTTTATTATTATCCCAATATTTACTTTGTTCTGTACTTGCAAAACTCTTTTCAAAACATTTTTTGCAGTTTTCATTTCCACATATTTTTAAACCTGAACAATAACAACACCAGGTTCCTCCTGTAACAACATTTAATATTTTTGATTCGAATGTATGTCCACAATCTTGTTTATCACAATTAAATAAATAAGTTTTACCAGATTTAAGAGGTATAAATCTGGGATGTTCATTATTTTGATTAGAAAAATATTTTGATTTGTTAAATGATAAAAATGAACTTTCGTAGCAAGATCTACAGTATAAGTTGTCACATTTTTTATTTTTATTTCCTTTACATTTTATTTCTACTAATTTATTTTCAATGCATTCTTTACAGTGTTTAATAAAATTATCATTGTAATATGTTTCATAAATTAAATTACAATTTAAACATTTATTTTGAAACATTTTAATTTATTTTAAAAACTTTTAAAGTTATATTTATTCAAATTGTTGAAAGTCATTTTTTTATATTTATTAAATCATTTAAAAAATAATTTAATAAAAAATGTTATATAATTTAAATGTAAAAGAGGTTCCTTATTACTTGCATTATAATAAAGTAACATCCGGATATAGAAAAGGTGGAACTTATAAAGAATGTTTTTATAGCATGTTTACTATGTTTCATAATGAAACAGTGAATGCATTTACAAGTCTATTTAATTGTTTTATTACTATATATAGTTTGATATATGGTTATTATAACAATTTTGATCTATTTCCTCTTTTTGTATGGTTTTTTGGAATCACATTAAACTCTTTAATGTCATTTGGATTTCATACATTCTCTCCTGTAAGTAAAAAAACGTTTTATATATGGAGAAATTTAGATGTACTTACTATTTATTTTTCAGGTGTATGTCAATGTGTTTGTTTTAGTATATTATGTTTACCTTTTTATCTATTAGTTTATAATTTTTTATATTTATTTATTTTAATTTGTTTTTCTGTTTATAAATTTATTAAATTAAATCCTGAAAAACATATTAATGTCAATGAACAAAGTTATATATTGTTTTTATATTTTATTTCTGTATTTTTTTCTTTAATATATCATAATTTATATAATTATTCTAGTTTACAATGTTATTTCTATGTTTATAATATATTAATTGTATCATTGTTAACATGTATAACATATAGTTTAAGAATACCAGAAGTATTTTTTAAAAAAGGTACTTTTAATAAAATAGGTACTTCGCACAATATAATGCATGTAGGCCTTATATTATATTATTATTACCAGTTTATGTTTATAAAGGAATATTATTTATTTATAAATGATTAAAATGATTAAAATAATTAAAAATAACAAAGGATAATAACTTTTTAAAATAAAATTATAATTTATTTTTACTTAATAAAAATAAATTATGAAAAAATCATATAACAGATATAAAAAATATGATTTTAGTAAAAAATCAAAAAACGATATAAATCCAAATGTAAATTCTTATAATTCAAAATCAAAAAGTTTTATACAAATAATAAAAGAATGGATAATAAAAATATATAATTTTTTATTATATCATTGGACATATAACCGTCTTCAATTTTTACTTGTATTGAGTTTATTATTTATTATTGGTTATTATATATATGTTAATTATTTTAAAGGTGATGATGACGATAGTAATAAAGAAGAAGAAAATGAATATTTAAATAATTTTGTCAAAACAACAAAAACTGTTAAAAAAAGAAAAACAATACCTAAAAAACATGAAACTCGTTGTAGAGTTATAATGGAAAATTTATTCAAGGCACCTTTTATATCCGTAAGACCTGATTTTCTTAAATATGATAGAACAGGAAAAAATTTAGAATTAGATGTGTATAATGCTGATTTAAATCTTGCTTTAGAATATGATGGTGTTCATCATAGAAAATTTACTGAATTCTTTCATAAATCAGAACAAGACTTTCTTGATCAACAAGAAAGAGATAGATATAAAGAAGAAAAATGTAAAGAATTAGGTATAACTTTGATAAGAGTACCAGATACTGTAAAATATGAAGATTTAGAAGAATACATTAAAGGAGAATTAGATAAAAGAGGAATTGTTTATTTTTAAATATTTTAAATATTTTAAATATTTTTATAAATTGCAACAACATTAAAAATAAATAATAATGTATATGTTATTATATCAATTATTAATTCAGTATAATATGTAAATTTATTTTCATACATAATAAAATATAAAAAAATTAAATTACATAAAAATCTTAATGGAACATAAGTGTATACATGTAATTTATAATTTATAAATTTAAAATAATTTAAATTATAAAATATACTTGATGATTCCATTAAAAAAACCATTAAATAAAAGTTATATACATCATAATTGAAAATATATTTATTTATAAATAAATTACAAGCACATATATGATGTATTACATAAGCATTTATTTTTTTATTTTCATATAATATTTTTATAGTATCAATTGTGTAATATAATATAGAATTTAATAAACCAAATTCTAATATTTTATGTGCAAAATAATTATTATAAAATATTAATTTTATAAATGTGCATATTGTAATAATACTACAATTGTAAATAGAAGAATATATATTATTATACAAATATATATTTGTTATTATTGGTAAAATTAAATCTAAATTCATTCTATATAAATTTTATATATAATAATTATTTAAATTGATAATATTTTATTGATCCAAAGCACGAGCACTCTTAAAAGGATTAACATCATAAATACTCATACCATTAGCAACACTTCCAAATTTCAAACTATCAAATGTATCAGTGCCACTACCATAAGCAAGATTAGGAGATGTCATTGCTTGTGAATTTAATTTAGTAATATTTTGTAAAGCAGATTGAGTTTGAAGAGCACGTTGCGGGTTAGTAGTAAGATCTCTATCTTTTTGATAAATAGCATCTTGTACATCAGTGTATTCTGAAATATCGTTGTAATAACCAAAGTAACCCTTGATAAGATCGATTGATGGAACAGTTGCGACATCGAACCATCCAGTCTTAATAGGTTGAATATTCAAATCACCACGGATACGATCACCAATGTTATGATTTCTAGTTTTTAATGGAGCAAATAAAGTACGAGTATACATAAAATTCTCAGGATCAGAAGGATCTCTCATAAGAGGAGTACGTAAATCAGGTACAGGTAACAAATCTTTAGGATTAGTATAATCTAATGTATTTGGTTTTTGTGCAGATAATGTTTCTGAATATTTTTGTTCCCAATCTTTTCTTGCATTTGTTTGTCCTCCTATAGTATTTGCATCCATTCCTAAATATGCAAATTCACCTTTTACTCTTTCAAAATCACTACCTGGTCTTGATACAGATGAAGCTTGTGACAAAGCATCTAATGGTGAAACAGATAATTTATGATCATAACTAACATTACCAACATATTGACCAGCATCATTCATACCAGCAACATATTGACCATCAACAACTGCACCTTGAGTTTGATCACCAAACGCACCGGGTGCATTAGAAATACTTGTAGAATTTACTACATTAGGAGCAGCAAGATTTGCACCATTAGGAGATTGTCCTCTGATAACATTGGCACTTGCATTCCAATCAGATCTATTTTGTGGATTGTTTGGGTCTAATGCGGTATTAAAAGAGGGTCTGTTCATAAATTGTAGAGGAGAACCAGAACCAGTAGAACTTAAAACAGAATCGGTATAACCTTCTCTGTTCTTTTGTGAAGTACTACAATACCAGTAAATAATTACGGCTGCTAAAATTACTAGTACTATTAAATTTGTATCTTGTTTATTTGACATTTTATTAATATAAATGAAAAAAAATTATTTTTATAGATATTAACTATAAGAAATAAAAAAAATAATTATTAAAAAATATGAAACCAAAAATTACTCAAATATTATATTGTATTTTTTATTAATAAATTAGTAAATTCTTGATTATACATATTTAAAAAGACGATGTTGTTTCCTAAAAAAATCAATAAATCCAATTTATTATATATCATAATTATTGTGATTATTCTTTTATCAACTGTTAGATATTTTAATAAACAAGAACGCTATCATAACGAAGAACCTATTATTGCAAGATTAAAATTTGACTGTTCCAAATTAGATGACAGAATAAAAAATGTTGATTTTTATCCTGCTGACGAATCGTACACAGAAGATAAAAAAAGAATATATTTATGTCTACGTGATGAGAATGATAAATATTATGATTATAATATGTTAATGTATGTTGCTATACATGAATGTGCACATGCTCTTACTGATGTTATTGATCCAGAACATAAAACAAATGAATTTAAATCAATGTTCCAATCCTTATTACAAAAAGCCGAGAAGTTGGGTTTATATGATCCATCAAAAGAAATAATTGAAAATTATTGTAAAGTGAAAAAAAATAAAATTATTCATTCGTTGATTTAAATTAATTATAACTGATCTTTATTACTATTGTCTTTTAATAAACTCATTTCAAATTGTTTGTTTTTGTCTCTTAATTTATCAATTTGTTCAGATGTAATTTTATAATTGGTGAGATACATAATAATTGCATCACACAATTCATCATCATTTTTATAATCTATGCATGTCTCATCTAATAATACTTTTCTGAATACTCCCAATGTATATTCATCTTTTATTAAATTCAATTTATAATTATTGCATTTTCTAACATGATCTTTTGATCCTCCATGTGTTAAATGAAAATAGTGTGTATCACACATATAATCACATAATTCACAATAATAATATGTTTTTGGCATTGTGTTATAAATCTTTATTTCTTTATATATTAGTGTTATATTTAAAATGATTTAAACATATTTATAATATAAATTATAAAATGTCTGTGGTTAATTCATTTTTTACTATATATACAGGTCTTTTTTTAACTTTATGTTCATATGGATTAGATTATGAATTTAAAATTTTACATAACAAAATAGATTATTTAACACAAGAAACTATTCAATTGAAGAATTTATATAATGCCAATATAATAAATAATCCTAATGTAACAAATAAAGATATAATAGATAATAAATTATTAGATAAATATAAAATTTAATATGATAAAGACTTTTATTAAAACAATCTAAAAGTTATTTTATATAGAAATAAATTATATAAAATAAAAAATATAATAAATATTGAGAATATGTGTGGTATATTTTTTGCTTTGAATAAACAATCATCACATTATATTAATGGTGAATTGAATATATTTGAAACTGCATTCAATCTGTTAAATAAGAGAGGACCAGATACATCTTCTTTCATTGTCAAAGATAATAAATTATTTGGTTTTAAAAGATTAGCCATAAACGATTTATCACCTGAAGGAAATCAACCTTTTTTTTCCCCTTTATCCAATGATCCAAATGAATATAAAATATTAAGTATGTGCAATGGTGAACTATATAATCACTCTGTTATGGAATCGAAATACAAATTAACAATGAAATCACATTCTGATTGTGAATGTATTATTCCTTTATACAAATTATTTACACATACACAAAATAGAATTGAGAGAAAATTATCTCAGCTTTTCAATGAGATAGATGGTGTATTTGCAATGGTGATAGATGATATAGAAAGAAATAAAATTATAGTGGCCAGAGATCGTATTGGTGTTAAACCGTTATTCATATACAATAATGATAAATATTTTATAGTCAGTTCTGAAGCAAAAACAATAGATTATATTCTTCAACATGTTTCATCCAGTGAATATTTAAATAAGACAAATATTGTTCAGTTACCACCGCGTTCATTTGGTATATATAATATTAATACTAATACATTTGACATAACAGAATATTTCAATATTAATAACTTTCTGATACCACATACAGAATACGTAGACAAAGATAATCTTTTGTATAATTACAATGAAAAGTTGAATATTCATATCAACAATGTACATAATTTATTGTATAGAGCTGTTTACAAACGTTTATTAAGTGATAGACCAATAGGATGTTTACTTTCAGGTGGGGTAGACAGTTCAATTATTGCTTCAGTATTATCAAATATATACAAAAGACAAGGTAAAAAAATAAAAACATTCTCTATTGGTTTTCCGGATTCAACTGATCTTAAATATGCAAGAATTGTTGCAGATCATATACAAAGTGATCATCATGAATATATAATACAATATGAAGATGCTCTCAAAGTAATACCTGAAGTCATAAATACAATTGAAACTTATGATATAACAACTATTCGAGCTAGTACCCCTATGTATTTATTATGCAAATGGATAAAAGAGAATTATGACGAAACAGTAATATTTAGTGGTGAAGGGTCAGATGAAGTATTTGGTGGTTATTTGTATTTTCACAATGCACCTGATAGTTTTGAATTGCATAGAGAAACTATAAGATTGGTTTCTAATTTGCATGTCTATGATGTATTAAGAGCTGATAGATGTACATCTGGTAATAGTCTTGAATTAAGAGAACCGTTTCTTGACCGAGATTTGGTTAATTATGTATGTGATACACTTGGTTATTATAAACAACCGTTGGAAGGATATGAGAAATATTTATTGAGAAAGGCATTCAAGGGATATTTACCAAGTAGTGTGTTATGGAGAAAGAAAGCAGCATTTAGTGATGCTGTGAGTGGAAGTGAAAAACCATGGTATAAGTATATACAAGAGTATTGTGAAACGTTGATATCTGATGAAGAATTAGATACAGTAAATAGAAATAAAGATGATAATGAAATAAAATTCACAAAGGAATCGTTATGGTATTATAATACATTCAAGAATAAATTTCCTTGTTATGATTTAAATGTGCAATACTGGTTGCCCAAATGGTGCAATACAACTGATCCAAGTGCAACAACAATAAATAACGTGTATAATAAAAAAGATCATGAATAAATATTGTGTATTAAATTTATTTTTATTTTACAAAAATAAATTTATCATTTTATAAATATAATATAAAATACAAATAACATATAAACATATCAAAACAATGGAAGGAGATAAAATAAGTACGTTACCAACAAATGAAAATGAAAAATTACAAGAACCTGAACAACATTTATTAGATATCTTACTTCAAGATAAAAAGGAAGATATTAAAGAAATAAAAAATGTATCTTTTGCATTCAAAGAAGCTATATTAGGAGGTTTATTATTTTTACTATTATCACATTCTTCGTTTGATAATATTGTGAGAATGAGTGGATGTAAATCTGAATTGACAGTTTTACTTGTCAAATTTGCAATATTTGTTATATTGTATTTCATTTTACAAAATAAATTTATTAATGTGAAAAAAAATTAAAAAACAAATTTATATTGATTATATAATAAAAAATGTGCAAACAATTGATCATTGAAGCTACTATTGTTGGTCTTGCCACTATTCTTGTTGGTGTTTGTGTTCAAGAATTATTGAAGAAAACAACTCTCAAAGTACAATGTGAAACTCCTTGTGATTGGAATAAGAATTATATTAAAGAAATTAGTCTTTTTATCACTGGTTTCATGTTGCATGTTTTATTTGAAATAATGGGTGCTAATAGCTGGTATGTTAAACATGGTAGCGCTGCTTTATCATTAAAAGGAACAAGATAAATTAAAATATATTTTTTTATTATGTATATTATAAAGAATAACAAATAATAAAAAAGAAATGAAAGAATGCACATATCATTTTGGAGTACCATGTAATGCTATATGGTTAAGTCATATACTGATGGGTATATTATTTACTTATATTGGGTATTTGATAATAGAAGGTAAAAAAGTAGATAAATGGTTAGCAATTACACTGATCGTAATAGGTGTAATTGCTGCTCTTTATCATTCTCATTTATGGTACAATAAAAAAAATGAATGAATAAATAAGTGAAATGTTTTATATTTATAATATAATAAAGAAATGAATGATACTTTGGATAATGAGAATAAACAAGAAGAAATACCTAATTATTTGAAAGATGAATATATCACAAAATACGTTATTGGAAGAAATCATCAAGAATGCATTATGAATTTATTTAAATTGCATACTGAAAGTGTAAATGCGTGGACTATGATATTATCATATATATCAGTATTATTGATAGTTATATATATATTTATACGTACACAATTCAATAAATTATATTCTTTTGTTTTTATACTTCATTTAATGGCACATACAATACATACTCCTTTTTCTGTTGGATATCATACATTTAGAACAATTAACAAAGATGAATTTGTTAAATGGAGAAAATATGACATATACACAATATTCTTGAGATGTATCATTATGACATTTACTTTATCATTCTTCACTTATCATAATTTTTTGTATGTATTGTTAAACACATCTATAACATTAACACTCGTGTATTATGCATTATTGAAATTCAAAGAAAGTGAAGATAAACACGAACCACTTAATAAATATCAACAAGGATTATTGATTGGAAGTGTTGCCGTTACATCATCTATTCCAATATTTTATAAGATTATTACATCTATAATAACAAGAAATTATACAGCATCATTTAAAATAGCATTTATTGGTGTTATTTTCTGGATTCTCGGTTTTATATGTTATTCTTTTCAAATACCTGACAGATTTTTTCCAAAAGGTTTTTTCAATGAATTTGGAAATTCTCATAATATTATGCATTTTGCTTTTATAATAAGCAGTATTTGTGAAATATTATATGTATATATAAATGCAAAAGAAGGCAATTATATAAAATCATTTAAATGATACAAGATATAAAAGGTATCATACATAAAATTAAAACAAAATGAGTATCACTGATGTAACAGAATTAACAGTTTTTAATGAACTTTTAACTACACATGAATATGTAATAGTAAAATTTTCAGCAGAATGGTGTTCTCCCTGTAAAAGAATTCATCCATTATATGAACAATATTCTCAAGATAATAAATATTCTTCCATTTGTTTTGTTCATGTTGATGTTGATCATTCTCGAGATATTTGTGATAAATGTAAAATCACAGCTATGCCAACATTTATTCTTTTCAAGAATAACAATGAAGAAAAACGGTTTACAGGTCCAAAATCAGAAACACTATTAGAAGTATTAAATTCATGTGTTAATAGTCAATAATTATGCATATATTATGTCATTTAAAAAAATATTTTATAATAAACATTTATTATAAAATGAATATTGATATTATAGATTTTTTTGAAAAGATACCAAAGAAAAAAACAGATATTGTATTTTTTGATATTGATGATACTTTACTTCAACCATATAACAATAATAAACCAATAAAACATGTTGTAAATTTTTATAACTATTTGGTGAAATATGGTTATAATGTTGCAATTATCACTGCACGTCCTGATTTTGAACAGAATTTACAACATACACTGGATGATTTAAAAAGTATTGGTATTGTCAATAATTATAAATTTTTAATGTTACGTCCTTCCAATGAAATAGATATAAAACTATTCAAAATAAAAGCCAGAAAACAAATATTAGATAAAGGATATACTTCTTTGATGTCTATTGGTGATAATTATTGGGATATGGGTCAATATGGAGGTATAGGTATCATTGTTTTACCAGAAGAAGAATTTGATTTTTAACAATAATTAAAAATCTTAAAAACTATTTTATATATAAGAAATAAATGTTATTATTCAATGATCTGAAAAATATATCAAATAATAAAGTGGAGACAGTATTATATACTAATTTACAGTGGAAAGACTATAAATTAAAAAAAACATTTGAAGATAGAAAACATGAATGTGATACAATATTGAATAAATATCCAGATAAAATACCAGTGATTATTAATGAATGTAGTGTAGAATTGAGAGAAAGAATTAAACGTAAAATGTTGATACAAAAAGATATGACAGTTGGACAATATATGCATTCAGTGAGAACTAAATTTAATTTAAAATCAGAAGATGCAGTGTTAATGTTTGTAAATGGATCATTTCCGTCTTCAAGTACTTTAATGAGCTATTTATATGATAAATATAAAGACAAAGATGGATTTTTGTATATATCGATATTGAAAGAGAATGTATTTGGTTGATCCTTTGATCATCAATTATACATGACAGCGTTATCTATATTAATTTTATATGGTCTGTGTGTTACTAAGATTATATCTTTTCTCATATCATTCAAATATAATTGATATTTATCAAAGTATTCTTCTACATAGAAGAATGATGGAATTGAGTTTATATTTTTTATATAATGAATATAATTTATATTGCTTGTCATGTTATATAAAATGGATATAACAAGTATATAAATAGAAAAATTATAAATGTATTGCAACATTTTTAATTGTTTGATATTATAGATTTTTATTTTTATTAACAAATAAAAATCAATTTTTACATATATATACAATATTATTTTATTATTTTGAATAATCATCTCTTTTTAATAATGGTATATATAATTGATCTGTAATTATATTATCATCATTTTCAGGTTCTTTAATTTCATTTATAGTTGTATTCAAGATATTTCCAAATATATTACAATCAAACTCAACCATTTTTTGTATAAATGTGACAGTGTTATTATAATCAGTGTTTATAGTTAGATTGTCACAGAATGTTGAAATAGATGCATCCATGATGTATTGTGAATGATATATATCATTATTCTGGTTATTTATAAATGTTAAAATTGTTGGTCTATATATATCATAATTCAATTGTTTTAATATTTCTAAAATATCTAAATGTATTTCATCAATATCAATATTTAAAAATTCTATAAAGTAAATAATATCGATATCACTCAACAAATAACGACTTGCAATATAATAACATTCAAGTAAGGTTTTTGTATACATATATTGCAATGTAGAAGAATTGTCATTTGTCAATATTTTTTTGCTAATGAGACGATCAAATAATAAGAGACCAAGTGGCAAATACTGATTATCATTAGGATCACTGTATTCATCTATATTCATAAATTTATACAATTGATCTATTGAATATTTTCGATAATCTATGTTTATAACATCTTTATTTATTGTATTTATATATTGAATATTGTTATTAACAAGTGGTATTGGTTCAAATAGCAATTCACTATACAAATTATTATCTTTATAAAGATCTGAATATTTATTGATATAATAATTTATATATATTGATAAATTATAAATGTTTATTCTTTCATGAATTGTTTTATTTAACATTAATTGCAAAATATTTGCAATATTCTTTACAAAGACATTCTCAATATCATAACCACTGTTTTTTAATAATTTATATATATCAAGTGTTTTCATACAATGAAAATAACGACTAAGAAATTCTTTCTCATTTATTTTCAATCCCTTTTTATACAATTTTTCAATGATGTTTGTTTTTGTAAGAAATTCCAACATTGTAATAGCAATACTCCACACATCATTAAATTGTCCATATATATCCTTCACTGTTTTTCTATATTTATTATTCATTTTAATGAACAATTCAGGTGGTCTATAATGCAATGTTGAAGTGTGATCCATTGTATTATTATATTCTAAATTTATCCCACCAAAATCACATATTTTTAATGTGGATGTTTTTAAATATTCTTTTATATTTTCAGCATTTGATTTCCAATTATTGTCTAATAAATCACTATTACCAAACAATAGTATATTCTCTGGTTTTATATCACCATGTGAAATAAAATTTGAATGTATATAAGATATCCCATTGACAATATGTTTAAGTAAAGGATAAAAAAATACCAAACGATCAGTATTTGACAATTTAGAATGTATCAGCTCATTGAAACTAAAATCTGCAATATTCATATTCATCACATATTTTGAATTTACTAATTCATATTTTTCATGTACAAAGACATTTGTACATTTCACAATATTATAATGATTTAAACAATGATATCCAAGAGATATTTCTTTTAAATTTTGTCCTATTAAATTACCTTCTCTATCAAATACATTTGTTAGTTTCACAGCAAATGTATGATTATCGTTTGTTACTTTATACACTTTACCAAAACCACCTTGTCCAATCAAAGTGCCTTTTCCTGTAGTGTTCTCAGATATAGGTATTGTTTTGTATTTTATATGTTCAGTATCAGTCATTGTAAAGAGCTTTAGTTTATTGTTTTGTATTATAATCGTCTTAATAAAAATATCATTTTTTTAAAAATAAAAATTAAAGAAATATAATTTATGTTATATTTATAATAAATGTCTATTCAATATAGAGAACGTACTTTACCATTTGATGTTTTTAATGCTGATTATACACAAATGAATGATTATCATCATTCTTTTAATGTCGCTCCTAAAACATCCTTGTTGAGATTTACTATATCTCCTGGACAACATGTATTTAATAATTTAGATTATTCCAATACAATGTTAAATGATCCTCGTTATATGCCATTAGAACAATCAATATTTCTTGCATATGATCCAAGAATAAAATATTTGCAAGGATTGAAACACGTAAAACAACAAAATGATTATATTGATTACCAAAATAAAAATAAAATACCAATTCAATACAAGGCATATTATTAATCACTCTTGTTCACTCTTGTTCACTCTTGTTCACTCTTATTCACTCTTGTTCACTCTTGTTCACTCTTGTTCACTCTTGTTCACTCTTGTTCACTCTTGTCCACTCTTGTTCACTCTTGTTCACTCTTGTTCACTCTTGTTCACTCTTGTCCACTCTTGTTCACTCTTGTTCACTCTTGTTCACTCTTGTTCACTCTTGTCAAGTTCTCTTATCATATCATACAATATCAATATAGTTTGTTTCATATCATAAATATATACATCTTTATTTATATATATATTAATAATGTTATTGAGATATTGTTGACCTAATATAAATTGATATTGTTTGTATTCTTTATTAAGTTCATTTATTATGTATCTCTCATAAATATTATAATATAAATACAATTTATCTATTATAAATTTTATATGGTATATCATTTCTACGTTTTTTAACTCCAACATATCCATAAACTCTTCAATGTTTGCGAATTGATCACAATATTTTAACAATTTATCAATATGTTCTTTCATTTGTTGTTCTTCTGTTGTTATATTATATCTGGTTATATCATAATGAATATCTATTTCATACTCAAAAATATTGTTCATGTTGTTGTTGATATTATAGACTTAATATATAATATATTTAAATATATATTACAATATAACAAATATCATAAATAATAATTATCATGAGAGTGTTATCAGTTGATATTGGCGTGCATAATACTGCATTTTATATTGAAGAGTTTAATGAAAATGATATAAAAGAAGTGATAAACAAACACAAATTAAATAAAACAGAAAAGCGTTATGATCAGAATGGTATTGTAATTGGAAATTATAAAAAGATAGTGGAAGAAATATGTCAAATAGGTGATTGTGTGTATGTTGAAAAATTTAATTTATCCAATAAAAAAGGTGCATTTTTTGATTTGCAAACATTTATTAATTTCACTTACTTTCTAGATACGAATAAAACAATGATGGATACAGTTGATATAATTGTAATAGAACAACAATTAAAAACAAATCCAATGGCACAAAGAGTTGAACAACATTGCATTTCATGGTTTACTTTTAATTATCTTGATTCCAAAGATATTATTGTATTCCCATCTAGAAATAAATATATAATGCTTGGATTGCCAAAAAATGTATTTGATGAAAAGAAAAAAATAGTAAGAAAAATAACTAAAAATGAAAGAAAAAAATGGGCATGTGATTATACATTGTCAATACTTACAAATAAACAAATAAATAATAAAGAAGGAGTAATAAATTCCAAGAAACTAGTAGAATATATATTTGAGAAAAATTCGGATAAAAAAGATGATATCAGTGACACAATTTGTCAATTAAATGCATTCAAAATAAAAAAATATTTAGATAAAAAGAACAAATAGAAGCATAATTTATATTGAATTTAACCGTTTTTTTATAATAAATATTATAAAAAAATTATATTAAACAATACACTTACATATAATTAGGAATATTCCCTATAAACCTAATAGTTTAATTAGAACGAGAACGACGAGAACGAGAACGACGAGAACGACGAGAACCACGACGAGAACGTTTAGACTTCTTTTGTGACTTCTTGTGTGACTTCTTGTGTGAACGACGAGAACGTCTAGAACGCTTCACTGAACGACGAGAACGCTTAGACTTCTTATGAGATTTCTTGTGTGACTTTGATTTCTTGTGAGCCTTTTTCAAGGATTTTTGACACATAGCCAACATTTCATTAACTCTTTTATTGAGAGAACGTTTTACAGAACGACGAGCCATTTCTTTTTATTATATGTAATAGATAAAAAAAAATTTTTTTTTTAATTAAATTCATTTAAAAATGTCCATATGTATTTTTTTACCATTTTTTATATAAACAAATGAATTTATAATTCATTTAAAATATCCATAAAATAATATACATATATAAATATTCATTAAATAATACAATAATGTCAAATCATACCATTTCTTCAACTATTAAAACAGATAATTTTAATAATTTTGATTGGATAAGATTACCTGTTGAACATGATTATATAACAATTATATTTTGTCTCAAAGATCATAATAACATCGACTATTCAAAAGATATTATAGATAATATAAATAACAGCAATGTAAGAAAAGCATTTAAATACATATTAAATATTATGCCTTATCAGTGTATTATTGATGTTGATAAATATGAGAATTATATGATATTCAAGGAGAATAAACACGTTATTGAGAATGACAGAACTACTGATATCGATAATATAAACAAAATAACTGAAAGTAAAGTGAATGTTGAACATTTAAGAAAGATACTTGATAGAAAAACTTTCATATTTAATTGTACAAAAGAACAAAATATAAATGATGTGACAAATGATATAAATAAAATATTTAATTTGAGTATATGTGAATATTTTCATGAAACACATAAAATATATATTGGAGAATTGAATAATATACCAAAGTCTGTGTTGTCAATATCAGATTATGTATTCTTTGATGATTATAATACATTGAATGAATATTTAACAATGTTCTTTCATAATATTCGCATAACTAATTCTAATTCTGATTTATATTTGCTTGATAAATGTAATAATGAATATTATCAGTTGTATAATTTCACAAAACATATACAAAATTCTTTATAAAACAAGAATTATTATATAAATTTAATCATTTTATCATCTTCAAAATATTGATAACATTTCTCTATATAATCTGTATTTGGTCTTTCTGATATTCTTTCAAATGTACTTTTCTCTTCCAATGACATTGATGTACACTGAAATGTTGATTTATTATTATCAATTGATATTGTATCAATGTTGAAATATAAATCTGATAATGTATGAATAGAAAATAACGTTTCGGATGAAGTTTCATTAGATAAATTTTGATATTTTTCTATTGAATATCTATTTTTTCGCCAATGAGAACTCCAATCTTTTATGCGTTTAAGATAATTAGAATTGCATACAATATTAACTTTCTCGTTTGTAATAATACTTTTTATTGAATTTATATTGTTACAAGCATAAAAAAATGCATGCAATAATATTCGATTATTATAGAATATATCATAAGGATAACTAGGTATTTCATTACAGATGTTATATTGAAGTGCATGATATTCAACTATTTTATATTCTAATTCTTGTTCAATTAATTTATCAATATTATTGATAATATAATTAAAATCATGCATAATTATATTCTTTGTAACTATTATATAAGTTGTGATCCTTGTGTTATTAGTTTTTTCTGGTATCTCTTTTATCTCTGTTTTATCTTCATTATTATATTCATTTATGTCATCTTCATTGATATCATTAGGTTTATTGGGTTTGTTCAACAATAAATATATATAATATTTATTTTGATTATTTTTAGATCTAAAAAATTGTGACATTCTATATCAATAAAATATTTATAATAAATACATTCTTTAATTCCATTTCAAAATACAAAATGAAGTATTAAAATATTTATTTTTCATATTGTATAATATTGTTTTTCTCAAAAAATGTTTGTATAATCTTACAAATATCTTTTTTATCTCTTTTATCTTTTTTCTTGTCATTTGTTGTAAACCAATAATAAGCTATTTCTATTTCATTTTGATTTAATTTATCTAATACATCTTGTATATAATATCTACTATCTTTCAGTTTGTCTTTCATTTTATCTATTGTTGGAAATTCAGTTCCTGAAGGTACATTAAAATAATCAGTTTGTTTGCTCATTCTTATTATCATATCCAATAATTTTTGTGTTGGTACAATTGTCATGCATTCTGCACCGCTACCAATTCTTCTATTGTCAATTTCAGTAGTTCCTTTTTTGTATATATCAGCACCTTCTTCGATTAAAGTTTTAATTGTTTTTTTTATTTTAAATACTTGTTTAGAATTAATGGACCCATAATAACCGTATGGATTTTCTTCTATATTTTTCTGTTGTTCAATTACTTCCGTTTCTTTTAATTTTAATTTATCAAGAACATCATCATCTGCATAATCCCATTCTTCGATAGTTTTTGCATTTTTTGATAAATATCTATATTTATTTTCATCAATCAAATGTACTGAAATAAACATGTCAGATAATTCAATGATATTGGGATTAAATATCTTCAAACAAACTTCTCTAATATTGGTTTTCTTTTCTGGTTCCAACATTTTATTTAATACACAATATTCTATTAATTGTTCTTGTAATTCAGGTTCCATTTCCAATAACAATTCACTTGCATATTTAAAATCTTGATTAGTGTTTATATCCATGGTGTTTATATATTTTATTAAATCATTCATATTATCAGATTGGTTATCTAATAATATAGTTTTAAATTTTGAGGCAAAACAAACAGGTGGATTGTCACAATAATAATTAACAAAATACGAACTAGGACTTTGTATGCTATCAACAAGAAAGAAAATATTTCTTTCATATCTTAAATAACAAACAAATCCATATTTATTTATGATGGGTATATTGTTTTGGATAATATATTTCAAAGAACGTATCAATAATATAAATGATATATCACCAAAATGTCTCATTAAATCTTGTATATACATCTTGAAATTTCTTTTGAATAATTGTTGAATTAAATTTATAGTGGATTTAACCAATTTCTCACCATAATATAAATTATAAGTATCAACAATCAATTTATCTTTAAATAATCCTTGCAAACGTTCTTGTATATAAGTATCAGGTAAATTATCACAAATATAATTGCATTTTTGATATTCACATTCTCGTGTATAATCTATATCAGTTGATAATAAATTTCTTCTTTTATTAATACCACAATCCACTGCTATTTCTTTACATACTCTTTCAATTTGTTTTATTTTCATATCTTTAATTTCTGATATTTCATACATCAAATAATCTATGGATTGTACGGTTTTATCTGCCATCGAACAATGTCTATATACTTTTACATATTTCTCATTATCATCTAAATCTTTATGTGAATATGCTCTAATACCTCTTCCTGTTACCTGTTCAGTCAATGACATGTTCCAATGTGGTGTTAATATATGAATTTGTCTTACATTAAAGAATGATCTGCCTTCACTTACCAATGGACTACCTAATAAAACTTGTATATATTTACCATGTCTATTCTCTGGTTTATTGAATGTTTTTATATTATTTTCAAATTTATTTGTTATTTTCTCTGCCAATATTGCAAATCTTAATACTTGTTCATTTCCTTGTTTAGAATAATCTTCATCTCCTTTTGCTTCTTTATATCCTAATAATTTTAATAATTCTGCAAATACAATCAAACCAGATCCTTTGTAAAATTGTGAATAGACAAAACAATTTTCCTTTGGATTGAATACTATTTCTTTTAATGCTTTTTGATATTTAGAAGAACATTTACCTATTTCATTTAATATGTCTGTTGCTGATTTTAAATTACCATTTTGTGTCAAGATATTTTTCAATTCACTTGTGAATACTGGATGTTTCCCTATTTTTGATTTACCTTTTTTACTTAAATCATCACCTCTTTGTGAAGTATAAGTTATATTATTTGGATCATTAAAACCATCTCTACCATATTTACCATTAGGAAATACAAACAATGATGCTTGTCTTGAATTATCATACAAACCTTTTTTATCTTCTTTTTCAGTTTGTTCATCTTCCCTTTCGATATTTGATTCCAATTCTACTTCGCGTTCATTTTCTTCATCGTAATCAACATCATCTGGTGTACTGATTAATTGATCTTCATTATTATTTTTTAATGTATCAAGTGACACATTGGAACCATCTTTGCGTAATGCTTCAAGATAATATTTATTTTGATGTTGTGACATGTAATCAACATCAATCATAGTGTATTTTAATGGTTTAACTATATTACCAATATTCATCTTTGAAACTTGTGATTCCATGGCTCTCAAAAATGATATACGTCCTCTAATGTATTGTTTTAATTTATCTATATTCTTCAATTTGTCACCATTTTCATCATCTTTATCAAAATAAACATTATTGAAATCTTTCTTTGTCGGCAATTGTAAATTCAACGGTAATATTAAATTCATAATACTTGCAAATTCTGTTATATTATCTTTCATTGGAGTTGCACTCAATAATACCACTTTCTTGTTATCTATCAAATGGAGAAATCTATGTAATTGTTGATATACATAGACTTTACTCTCATGTTTCTTTTTCTCCATATCTTTTATATTATGTACTTCGTCAATTATAATAACTCTATCTGAATATGCTTTTTTTATTGTTTCATCTGTATATTTGGTTATTTCTTGTGCAAATTTATAAAATGTTTGCACTTGATATCGATTTCTTATATTCTTGTTCAATCTGATCACTTTTTCTTTTGCTGTTAGTTTATTGTAATTATCAGGTATGTATTCTCCTGGTGTACATTGAAATGCCAATTCATTAACAAAATTCTTGACGAATGTATCACCTTTCACCAGTACCAATGCTCTTTTTAATTTTGGATTTATCGACATTGCTAATTCTGCAATATTTACAGCTGAACATGTTTTGCCTGTTCCAACTTGATGAAATAACAATATTTCGTTGTTTAGAGTTTTTGGAGATAAAAAACGTGCCAAGAATTCTTGTTGTTTTAATGGAACACCTTTTTGTTCTGGTCTTTCTTCTGTTACATCCAATAAGTCTTCATAAAATTCTTGTTTATTATAATTGGCATATTCGTACCTGTCATTGTAAGGGTTGAATAATGATGGTTCAGTTATTTCTTCTCCATTATTCTCAAGATATGGATAAGATGGAATAAAATCCTCTAAATTTAATTGATTATCCATTTCTTTTAATTTTTATAATAGATTTTATATTATTAAATGACAATATAAAATCTTAAAATCTTTATTTACTAATCAGATTCTTCATCTGATGAAATATTTGGTACATTATGTACATATTTCTTGCATATTTTATTATCACAGTACTCTGAATAACAATCATCATCCTCTTCACATTCATCACCAATTAATTTTTTATTATAATTTATATTACATTGATTGTACTCATCGCATACCAATTTATTGCCACAGTCTTTATTTGTTGTACATTCTTCTCCAATTTTCTTTCTATATTTCTTTGGTAAATTATATATCAATTCTTCAATTTCATTCATTTGTTCAGATGCATGTTCCTTATGTTCTTTATTATACTCTAAATTACCGTACATTTCATCATAATCTTCCAAATAATAATCATAAATATCTTTCTCTGTTTTGTATTCTGTATCTTTTGATTTCTTTACTATTTTAACATTTTTATTGTCTTTCAATATATTAATAAACGTGTTTTTTTGTGAATATTTGTTTAATAATTCACGTTCTTTCTCTAAATAAGGTGAACTCATGATATATGATATCATGTTATATGCATAATTTACAAATATATTATAATATTCAATGTTGTTCATTTTGTATCTATTATCAGATGTATTTATGATAATATCGTTATTTAGTTTTAATTGTTTTCTTAATAATACTAATAATACATTATCATAATACATATCAATAAATTCACTTATTGTTATATGTTCTACACCATCAATAAATTCATCTTCAAAATACATATTAATCATTTCTGAATATTCACTGTAACTGTCAACAACTTTAAATATTTTATATTTTTTATAATGTTCTTTGAATACAGATTGATACACATTCAATAATATATTATAATCATATTTTGTGTCTCCATGTTTTAATATTATATTATTTTTTGAATTAGTCATATAATGATCAATATAATTGATCCATAATTGTATATCTATATTGGATAATGTATTTATATTGTATTTGTTTTCTATTCTTTTTATATTTTGAATTATATCCAAAAAACAATTATACCAAAATAAAGAAAATATTGAACAGTAACCAATATCATAATTACCTATAATATTTGATGATTGAATACCAATAGGACAAACTGCTACTTTTTCTTTTATAACAAATTCTGGAAAATCTCCATCTATTTCTTTACATTGAATACTATATTTATTTATTACATCAAAATATTCTGATATTTTAAATGTATCATAACTAAATCCATCTTTTGTTCCATGTGGTTCATATTGAATACCAACTACTTTATCATTTTTAGTTATTTGAAAAATAATCATATTTGCATGTGACTGTGATTGTATTTTATCAACTTTAGTGTTATCTACATTTGCTAACAATATTCCAGTTGACATTGTAATATAATTATGTTTGCATAATTTCAGCATAAATAAAAGAAAAGAGAAAAAGATGAAACCTATATATTTAAAATACTTATCTTTCTTGATCTTTGTTTTGTTATTTATTTTATAATCTTCATAGTATAAATAGAATGATATTCTTGAATTTGTATGATAAGATTGATTTTGTTCATTATATAATAATGCTTCTAATATATTTATTTTACCACTTTCAATATACTTTCTATAATAATCTTGATAATTTAATTTTATATTTTCTTCATATTGTCTAAGTATAACATCAAATTTTTGTTTTGGTATATGAATATTTATTTTCTTCTTTTTTTCTTGTTTCGTGTTAACATCATATTCTTTAAACATTGTCAATGCATATGAACAATAATTTATTTCATTTATTTCTTCCTTTGTCAATTTGTAATTAACTGAATTGATAAATGAAATATTATCTTTTGTATTAATCATCATCCTTTGCAATATATCAGATATATTAATTCCGTACGATTCAAAATTAATTAGTCTAAACATAGCTAAACAATATTCATCTTTATTCATTTCATAAAATTCATCTTCTTTGTCTGTTGGATAATAATATTTTTTATATTGTATATCCATCAATGTATCTATATCATATACATATTGCACTGTTCTATTGTCTACATCTATTTCTTTTTTGTATATTTGTTTTTTTATCAAATTGTATACAACACCTCTTACTAATTTATTGATAAAATCAAGAGGATTTTTATTTATTTCATTTACTATTGACATTCTATTTATTATATGATTATAATTAATTTATTTCAAAATATCTCATTATTTTATCTTGATCTATTGCTATTCTTGGTACTCGTCTCTTTATTATTTCGATTATTAAATATATTATATAACCCCATATAATACCTAATATAAAACCATTTACTGTTTGTTGTTTATTATGACAACCTAATCTAATACGGGCCAATGCAACTAATCCTGTCCATAATAACAACAATATTATAAATATATATTGTTTGTAATTCATATTTTGTTTAAAATTATCTGTGAATAGATATATATTATAAAACATTAGAGTTGATATTAAGAATGTATGACTTGATACCAATCCAGAATCGTTACTGGCATCACCACCTGCATTAAACATATTGCAATCTCTTGCTCCTTCTGGCCTTTTTGCCCAATTTATTAATTCACCTTTTGATTTGCTTACAAATACTTTTATTAATATCTCAGGTATTTGTCTACTGTACAAACCTAACAATAACAATCCAAGAAAAGTATTTTGTGATGAAATTATTAAAACCAATAATACAATAGTCAAATAGAATTCATATATTGATATGGCTTTATATATATCTCTTTCACCTGCAATGTTTTTCATTGAATTTATAATCGTATCAAATAATTCTCGAATTTTATCTACAAAACCAGTTTCATTCGAGTTTGTCTTTGATACTTCATTGGTATTAGTATCAGATTTTGAATTACAAGGACAAGTTTTTTTTACACCTTCTTCAATAGGTGCAAAATTGGTATTATCAAATGAATTATTTGTTGGTGTTCTTTGTGCATTTAATTTAGCAATTAATTCATCATCATTCATTTTGTATTTGATGAATATAGTGTATCTGTCTATTTTTATATTAATAAATATAAAAATATTATTGTTAATGTTTCATAATTTAAAATCAATATAGTAATTTTATATCATTTGACCATAATTTTTCTATTAAAGATGGTTCAATATTATGGATTAAACAACATTCACATACTTTGCTGTTATCAATATTTGTATCCCAATATTTACTCTTTTGTGTTGATTGTTCTATATCATCAAATAATTCTCTTGATCTTTTCATTTGTTTATACAATTTCATTGTTGTCATATCATCTTCAATTTCATTTTCCATTGAAGACCCATCTTCAATTTCTTTATCCAATTCTTTATCATTTTCTTTATTTTCTTTATTCTTATCATTCTTGCGTTTCATACTCTTTAATTTAGCATCATTAATTTTCTTATCAATTAATTTCTCTTCATTGTTGAATATTGTTTCTATGGATTTATATTTTCTCATTAGTTCCAAACATTTTATAGTACCAATACCTGGTATATTATTATTATAATCTGTTCCTGACAATATACAAAAATCTAAAAATTCATTATATGAAAAATTCATACTTTTTAACAAACTTGGTAAATATATAACATTACAATCACCATTTGATATATTCAAATCACAAACCAACATATTGGCACCATATGCCAATACATCCGAATCTTCTGATATTACTCCTAATGGTGCTTTATTTTGTTCTTTATTTTCTTGATCTTTGACATTCTTGCACATTCTACAACATAATGTTTCTGCTTCATTTTCTGATTGAAAATATGGAACACCAAATACATCACATATATCTTTGATTTTATTTGCATCATTTTCAGTTACAGTGACTAGTTGATTTTCTTTTTTATCAATATATTCTTCTATTTGTTCCAATGTTTTATAATTTATAGTTAATGTTGGAGTTGGTGCATTAAAATGCAACAGTTTATTTATTTTATCAGTATCAGTTTTATTTATTTTTTCTAAAACATCTCGTAAAAGATCACTTATAATACCTGTTTTATGGTATTCATGAATATCGTTCTTTATATCTTTTATTCTTTGTTCTTGTTTCTTTCTTTGTTCTCTTCTTTGTTCTCTTTCTTTATTCTTTTCTACTGGCGACACACCTTCAAATACTATATTTACATGTACATTGTGTGTTTTAAACAGTTTAATTAGATGTATAAATGATTGTAACCATCTATCACCCATCGTCACTTTATATTTGTATATATATGACATTATATCCATCATGAAAACTTGTCCATAGAAATATGATAAATTCATCTTTTGTATTTCATTTGGATATTTTTCTCTGATATATTTTTTTAGATTTTTTACTCCCATTTTCACCTTGTGTTTTAATAGTTTATTATTTATATTATTATTATATAATAATATCTTTAAATATAATAATATTTTTAGTTTTTTATATTTTATAATGGTTTAAAGAACACGAATATATAATTTTATATATTAATATATAAACGTAATTTAAAATGTCTGCAAAACCATTTAAAATAAATTCTTGTGATAAATTGTATTATAATATGAAAGATTTAACAATGTTATCACCTGAATTTTTTTATGGCTGTAAAACAAAACCAAGAAATATTATTCAAAAAAAGAATATACCTACTACTGAGTATGTATATGGTAACTTGAAAAAGAATGAATGGAATTTAACAACTGAAGAATGTAAAAAAGCTCAATTATTAGTAACAAAAGAATGGATCGATAAATACTTTTTTCCAACTATTAAAAATACACAAGTTACAAAAAAGGATGATATTGATAATATTGAAAAAAAGGATGATATTGATAATATTAATGAAAATGATATTGATATTAATTATATTGATAATGAATGCGAAAATTCTCCACATGAATTATATTTAGAAGATGAAGAAAAATTCAAAGATGTAAATGGAAATATAATAGATATACAAACAGTTGGTGAAAAAAAGAAAAATAATATTTTTTTTAAAGTAAAAGATGTTATAAATGGATTCAATTTACAATCTTTAGATAAAGTTATATTAGATACTAGAAATAATTATAAAAGAAATATACATTATAAAATATTTTTTATTCGTGAAATAGTTGTGAATAACAACCAACCAACGATTAAAAAATGTTTATATCTTACATACAAAGGAATATTAAGAGTTTTATTCACAACAAGATCAGAAAATGTTGATATGTTTCAAGATTGGGCAGAAGAAAAACTATTCACAATTCAAATGGGTTCAAAGGAAGAAAAACAAAAATTAGGAACACAGCTTTTAAAAGTAGATTTAAAAACTTTTAAAGCTGTATTTGATAGTTATGCTTCAACTTTTCCTTGTATTTATTTATTATCATTAGGTAAAGTAAAAGATTTAAGAGATACATTTAATATTTCTAATGATATAAATGATACATCAACTGTTTATAAATACGGGTTTACTGAAGATTTAGAAAGAAGATTAAGAGAACACACATCAGAATATGGTAAAATGAAAAATGTTGATATATCTTTATCAATATTCCATATGGTTGATACAAAATATATCAGTAAAGCTGAAAATGATGTGAAATATTTATTTAATGTTTTTGATAAATCATTAAATGTTGAAAGTACTGATGAAACATTAAATAAAAAGAGAAAAGAATTGGTTGTTTTGAATGACAAGGAATATAAACAAATAACTGAACATTATAAACTAATTGGTATTAAATATATAGGATCCACTCAATATTTACAAGATAAAATTCAAGAATTACAAAATGAAATAAAAATTATTAATTTGAACAAAGAACTTGAAATACAAAAATTAACTAATGAAAATGAAATGTTAAAAAGAGAAATTCAAACCAATAATAAAATACACGATTTAGAGAAAAAAACATTAGAACTTGAATTGAAACTATTAAAATATAACAATTAATAGATATATATAATTATTGAAAACAGAGTTTTGTCTGTTAAAATATATATTTTTGGTTATATGTTTATTTTTGAAATTTATAAGTTTTCAAAAATAATTTTATCAGGATTTTTTGAAAACCCTTGTCCGAATTTTTTGCCAACTCTCTCACAAATCTTTTCAAGATTTTACCCAAAAATCTAAAAATACAAATTAACCTGATTTTGATACTGGAAAACTGATAAAAATATCAGAGGTGTATTTACACATTGATTTCAGGTTGTCATAACAAGAAATATTTCGGTCTACGTCGTACTTTTTACGATCTCTACCGCAAAAAATCGTTGTAAACCGAAATATAATTTAAAGGTAATACACATATAAAAAGAAAATGGATAATTCAATAATATGCAATTTATGTGATACTAAACTTACATATAAAAGGGATCTGTCAAAACATCAAATAACTGTTCGGTGTAAATCGATATATAAAATAATATATCAATTTAAAGTATATTGAAAAAGATTTTATTAAAACAATTGAAGAATTTAAAAATATAATTGGTTATTAATGAAATATTGAAAATTATATTATGTATTTTTTATAATTGTTGTAATTTTTATATTTGTAAATTTATAAGTTTTCAAAAATAATTTTTTATATTTTATAAAGAAATAATTATAATTCCAAAAAAATACCTTGTCCGGATTTTTTTGCCAACTCTCTCACAAATCTTTATCAAAATATACTCATTTTATTTAATAATATTTAGCTTATGAAACAGGTTAAATATCATCGATGAAAACGTTATTAATACAGGTTGATTATCGGTTCAAAATAAATATTTTTACGCTTTTGAAGCGTATTTTACGACTTGGTGGCGTATTTTACTCCATGAAAACTTATCATATATAAAGGTTATAAATATAAAATAAAATGGAGTATAATTGTATATATTGTTCAATAACATTCAAAAGAAATTGTGACCTCAGTAAACATAAAATAACACAGAAATGCAATGATAATAAAAAAAGATATATTGAAGATAATGAAACAAAAAAAAAGATTATATTGATTGAAACAGAATTGAATATATACAAAAATAAAGATATGACGAATATGAATAAAATAATGATACTTGAAAATAATTTAATACTTTTAAAAAAACATATTGAAGAGAAAGATATACAATTGAAATTAATAGAAGATAAATATGAAGATTTAAGAAAAATTGTAGAAAAAGCTGCAACTAAAACTACTAATACTGTTAAAAATTATACTCACAACAATTACTTGAATTATATATCAGCTGAACCTTTAAGAATAAGTGAATTTCCAAAACAATTAAAACATATTGTGAACTGTGATACTGTCATGTACGATGATAATGATTTTCATGATCATATTGTTGATAATATTCTCAAAGATAAATCAGGTAAAGATAAAGTATTATGTACAGATATTAATCGTAAAAATTTTACTTACAAAGATGAAACAAGTGGAGAATTAATAAGTGATCCCGAATTAGAAAAATTAAGAAATCAATTAAAAAAAGGAACAAATATACGACAAATTAGAAAAGATCTACTTGATAAATTGGTGACTGAATATGAAGATAATGGATGTATTGGAATTGATCCATATAAACAATTCTCTGAAATAATACAAAAATTAAATTTTGGTACACCATTTGTGGATCATGTTGCTAAAAAAACCTATGTAAAAACAAAAAGTAATAATACAAATGAACATGAGAATACTAACGATACAGATGAAAATTGGAATACAGAAGAATATCAAAAATTATTGGAAGAATTTGGAGAAGAATGTGACAATTGAATGAAATATATTTTTTATTATTTATTATAATAAAAAATCACAATAAGTTTATAGACAATGAATTCCTATATAATATATATTATTCTTTTGTCCATTATCATTTATTTATATTACAATCCAATAATAAGTTCATGTATAACAAACAAACAAAAAATAAATCCAAAAGATTTTAATCCAGCAATACATCATCCAGCCGCTTTATAAACATATGTAATAATTATCAATTAACACTAAATATTAATGATTTAAAAAAAAATTAATATATAATATCTTTATAATAAAAAACTGAACAAATGAGTAAATTGTTACAATTATTCTTCTATTATCAAACATTAATCAAAATCTTTCATTGGCAAACAAAGAAATATGCACAACATGTTGCCAGTGATCAACTTTATACAACATTATTACCTTTGATCGATCAATGGGTAGAAGTATATCAAGGTAAATATCCTACATTAACATTTGATAAAGATAATTCATTAAGTGTTCCATTGCGCAATATGGATTTAGATGATTTTAAATTACATTTGCAACAATTCAAATCATTTTTAATGGATAAGTTACCAACATACATTAATCATGGAAAAATGCAAAATACAGATTTGTTGAATATTCGTGATGAAATGTTAGCAATTACAAATAAAACATTGTATCTTTTGCAATTGGAATAAAATTTCTATATTATATTTTGTATATTTATTGTTATTTTATATTTTAAAAAATATAAAATAATTAACAAGACAATTTATCATTTATATATTAATAATTTATAAATTTTCTTCATTTGTATTTTCATCTTCAACTGTTACAGACGCTTCTGTTTCTGAAGTTGATACATTTGTTTCAACAGTTGATAAATTACTAGTAGAACTTTGTGTTCCTGTACTTTGTGTGTTATCATCAGATACAGATAAATTCACACAAGAACACCTTACTGTATAAGGTTCGTTATTATTACATGATTGAACAATTTTGAAAATGTGATCCAATACATTATAATCATGTGATAATGAATGTGATTTTCCTTCATATGTACCAGTAGATTGAGACATGTTAGTACCAGTAGAACCTAAAATATATGTACCAGTGGATCCATATATTTGATCCCATGATACATTATCAAGACAAGTACTTCTTTTCAATACACCAGTATCAACATATGGATAATTCAAAAATTTATCAAGATTACCAGAGTACAATGAACTAGGAAGTGACGTACTTGTAGACAAATTAGATGCATTAGATGCATTAGATGTATTAGATGCATTAGATGCATTAGATGTATTAGATGCATTAGATGCATTAGATGATAAACTAGATGGTTGTGTTACTAAAGACATAAGAGAATCGACCCATGAAGAAGATGGACGAGATACATTATCTAATGGATTGTTCTTATTGTGTACATTGTTCATAAATAAATTGGTATGAAAATTGGTATGAAAATTAACAGAACCAATATTAACAATTCGTGGTGAATAATTGAGAGGTGTCAATGCTTTCAAATTAAATTCAGGTAATTTACTGAGTTGATCCATTTTTGTTGTGATTATAAAAAATGATTTTGTTATATTATAATACTCATTTAAGTCAATAAAATAAATATAAAATGAGTGACAATCAAACCAAATTAGGAAATATTCAATTAATATTGGGTTGTATGTTTTCAGGCAAAACCAGTGAATTGATCAGAAGAATACAAAGATATAAATCAATACAAAAAAGAGTGTTATTTGTCAATTATATTGAAGATACACGATATACAAATCAGAATACAAATAATATATATACACATGACAAAGTTGGATGTCAAGGTGTATATCTTGATAAATTGAATGGTTTAATAGATATACTGAAGAATTATGATGTCTTTGTTATAAATGAAGGTCAATTCTTTGAAGATATATACAACATTTCAATATTATTATGTGAAAAACACGGAAAAGATGTTTTGATATGTGGATTAGATGGTGATTTTCAAAGACAAACATTTAAATACAATTTATTGGATTTGATACCTTATGCAGATACAGTGGAAATATTGACAGCATATTGTTCAATTTGCAAAGATGAAACACCAGCAAGATTTTCAAAGAGAATAACAAACGAAACAGAACAAAAAATAATAGGGTCTGACAATTATATACCAGTTTGTCGAAAACACTATTTTAATTAATTGATATTGTATTTTACTTATTTTTTATTTTTGTCTTTTTTATAATAAAATGGCAAAATCAAGAAAAACATCAGAACGTTCCAAACGTTCCAAACGTTCTAAACAATCAAAAACAAGTCACAGTATACTCAAGAGAGTATATAATGGTTTAAAAAAATTAAATAAAAAACTTAAAAAATCATTAAGTAAAGTATTTACATCAAAGGGATCTAAGCGTTCTAAACGTTCTAAGCGTTCTAAACACACTCGTAAACATAAATATTAAATATAAATCTGAAATACTCCATTTAAATTTGTTTTTATATTTTAAAACCAATATAAAAACAATATATATACAAATAATTATTAAATCAACTCAGAATGAACGATAATTTTATCAAAATAATTAAATTTATTGATATAGAAGATGAGAAGAATGTGAGTTTGTTCGTACAAATAGTAAAGAATTATTATTACAATCATGATTTACCAACAATAAAAGATCAAACCAAAATAAAAAAATGGTTTCAATTATCCAATTTGAATGAAATTGAACTATTTTTATCAAATATTAGTGATGATCAATATGATCGAATGATTGAAATGATTAATATGAACACCAATACAAATAAAGATGTTGGAGCAGTACCTTATCACAAGAAATGTAATTTACCAATATTTATGGGATCACTTGATAAAATAAAAAATCAAGACGAATACAATAACTGGAAAAAGAAAATGAACAGCTGTGAAATTTTAGTAACAGAGAAACTAGATGGTATATCTGCATTATTATCCATAGATAAGAAAGAAGTAAAATTATGCACTCGAGGCAATGGTAAAATAGGATGTGATATATCACATTTAATTAAATATATTAATTTACAAGATGCAATAGATAATACACTAAATACATACAAACAATCACAATATCCAGTTCATATTAGAGGTGAATTGATAGTTGAAAAAGAGAATAAACCAGATGTGTCAAACTTGAGAAATGTTGTGTCGGGATTAGTACATACAAAAGAGATAACACAAGAAGTAAGAAATAAATTGAAAGATGTACATTTTGTTGCTTATAGATTATACAATGAAAAATATTATAAAACACAATTACAAACATTAACAATTATGAGATATAGAGTACCACAATGTACTATATATTTAAATAAACCAACATTTGAAGAATTAACAAATGAATTGATATTATTCATCAATAAATCAAAATATCAAATAGATGGAATAGTTGTATCATTTAATCATTTTCACATAGAAGAAGAACCAGTTGATAAAAACCCGGAACACAGTATTGCAATTAAAAACATATCTGAAACCAAAAAAACAGAAGTAATAGAAGTTGAATGGAATGTATCTAAACACGGAGTATACAAACCACGTGTAAAAATACAACCAATTAATATAAATGGGGCAAATATAGAATGGGTTACAGGTTTTAATGCTAAATACATCAATGATAATAATATCGGAAGAGGAGCAATATTAGAAGTTGAAAGAAGCGGAGATGTAATACCTAATATCAAGAATGTATTGAAAGGAACTAAAACAGAATTACCTAATGGCAATTGGTCATGGAATAAAACAGGTGTTGATATAATTATACAAGATGAACAAAATAATGAAATGGAAATAAAAAAATTATTAACGTTTTTTGAAGAATTAGAATGTCCATATCTTGGCCCCAAAACAATAGAGACATTATATGAACATGGATATGTCACAGTATCAGATATGTTGAATATCACGAAAGATGATTTATTGAAAACAGATAAATTCAAAGATAAATCAGCAGATAATATTTTGAAAGGTATTAATAAAGCAAAAGAATATTTATCAGATATAAACAATGATAATTTACATCACTTAATGTATGCATCTGGATCATTTGGATTTGGCTTTGGTAGCAAAAAAATCAAAATGATATTAGAAGACTATCCAAATATTGTTGATGAATATAAAAAAGAAAACCGAGAGTTGTGGATAAATAATATTAAAACAGTGAAAGGTATCATGGAACAAGCAGAAGCGTTTGTTGATAATATTAATAAATATAATAACTTTATTAAAACAATACAAAATTATGTGACGATCAAGAAGGTCAATAATAATGTTAAAGAGAATAAGGAGAATAAACAATTAAGAGGAGTTGTTGTATTGTCAGGATTTAGAGATAAATTGTTGAAAAAAACATTAGAAGATAATGGTTACACGGTGAATGATAATGTAACAAAAGAAACAACTATTGTTATATACAGTGAAGATGATACATCTTCTAAATGTCAAAAAGCCAAAAAAATGGGCATTATGCTTATATCAAAACATGAAGCATTAACTAAATTAAATATTATTGGATAGAATTATGTGAAATTAATATTAATAAATAAATCAATATCTTTTTTCATTTATATATATAAATGAAAAATGGAATTAACAAATAAAATGATAAAAACTATATTTATTATATCAATCATATTATTGGTATTGGATTATGTATACATTTCATTATTAAGTAAACATTTTAAATATCAAATATACATAGTACAGAATAAACCATTGAATATGAATATAGGACCAGCAATAATGTGTTATATATTATTGATATTTGGTTTGTATTATTTTATTATAAAAGATAATAAACCTCTTGTAGATGCGTTTCTATTGGGTATATTAGTATATGGTGTATATGAATTAGTGACCATATCATTGTTATCAGAATGGAAATGGAAAACAGTAATCATTGATACTATATGGGGAGGAATATTATTCACAACAACCACTTATTTTACAAGATTATTGATACGATAAGTTAATCAATCGTAATTGTTAAATACATTAAATACACATATCAACACAAAAGCAACATAATTGGTATTACCTTTGTATATTTTTTTATATTTTATACTTATACCGCTATTGAAATATTTTAAATCTTTTTCAAAATGATCAAATTCATAATTATAAGGTACTTTAAGCAAGACAGTTCTCACTTTGTATTTTTTTTCAAGTATTTTTTTAGTTATTATTATGATATTTTTAGAACTATCATAATTATGTATATTATAATAATCATCTTCAGGTTGCAAATATATAGATACGTTTATTTTATCTTTGTAGATGGACCCACCCCATGGTGCATCTATAAATACGATATCAGCATTGTAAATGTATTCAAAACAAGAAAGAAAATCTTTATTGTATGCTTGGATATTACTGTTTATGTTTGTCAATTGTTCAATTGTTTTCAATTTTGTAACAGATGTATATTCTAATAAATTCTTGCAAAGAATATTATACGTATTACTCTCGATTTCAAAACATACCAATTGAGTGTTTTGAAAATTTAATAGAAAATTTATACTATCAACACCAATGTTTGCACCAACATCAATTATTTTCTTCACTTTTTTATGTTGAAATGTTTTTGAGGTATAAATATTGCTCAAGAAAGTATTTACTTGAGATAGATACCATGGCATTAAACTGCTATATCTACTATTTTCAACAATAGTGAATTTTTTATAATCTATTGAACATTTTCTTTCGCATATTTTATCTGAGAATTTGAGAGAATATTCAGTATCAACTTTTTTGGTCACATTTTGTGTTTTATTATCATTAAAATATTCATCCATGTCAGAATCGTATTCATCTGCCCAAGACTTTATCATTTTGTATAGTTGTTGTATTAATTATATATTATTTGATCATATATTGTAAATATCAATTTTTTATATGGATATATTATTGTGATGATCTTTGATATTGACTAAAAAATGAACTCAATTCTGGTTCTTCAGAATCATCTCTCTTCTCTTCTTCTGGTTCTTCTAGTTCTACTGGTTCTACTGGTTCTACTGGTTCTTCGGATTCTTCTTGTTCATCTAGATCAATATTTTCAAATATGTCTTCCAATATTTTATCAATGTTTTGATCCAATTCTTTATCATCATTAGCTTTATTAATAACATTAGTCAAATTGTCATTTAAATCTGTGTCTTTGAGAATATTTTTCAATTCAGAATTCAACAATTTTAGATTTTTAAAAGTCTTTATATCACCTTCAATTCTGCTTACTATTTTCAATATAAAATTGGTATGATCCAATTCAGAGAATATAAAAGTAGGAAGACTTTTAATATTAAAATAATCAGCAATAGTTTTATGATTATCAATATCAATATATACAATTGTCATAACTTCCTTATACTTATCAAATATCAATTTACGTGTCTTATTTGAATACAATTTATTCTGAATATTTTTGGAAGGATTAGACCATTTGGATACAAATACAAGTAATAAGAGATTATTTTTTTGTTTCTCGTCAATAATATTGTTGATTTCATGGTAGACTGAAATATTTGGTAATTGAACAAAATTATATACATTGTAATTATTGGTTCCAGCTTTAATCCATTGGATCATTGGATATTTGCCTTTAATAACAATATAATTATTCTCTAAACTATTTTTAAAATCATCAACTTCAGAATATGAACTGGGTACATATTCCAAATTGTGATAATTGAACAATTTATTATGTTCTCTGTCTAATTTCAGTTTAAGATTATATACTAATTTGTTCAATACATTGGTATTGGGTACAGGCAATTCATATTTATCATCTTTTTTGAATATACTGATATTGAATATTTGTCCATTTAATAATAATGGTTCATAATCTATTTGAGATTGTAATTTAACATTTCTATTGATAAAATTTTGAATGTATTGATTATCAATATTATTAGGTTTATATATATTATAATCGACTGAGAATAAATAATAAAAATATTCAACAAGTAATCTTGATACGATTTTATACTCATTAAACACATCCAATTTACTAATGGCGATTTGATTATTCTTACTTTCAATAATAGGAAAATCAATAATATTATCAGGAACATTTCCAGTTGTTTCTTTTGGTTGAACTGGTATATAAAACTTGAAATCGTTTACATTACCTTGAAATCCGTAGAAAATACCATTTTTGACAAAAGAAGTTAAATTGATATTTTCATCTTTTCCAAATTCGAATGCAGTTTTTGGATCATTAAAATTATTGTATTTTGATAAAGTAATAACAGTTTGGTTTACATCACAATTCATATTTGGCAATGGATCTGTTAACATATATATCAATTTATCTTTACGTTTAAGAGTTAGATATATGGTTTTCCCAGCTTCATTAATTCCATAAGATATTACATTATATTTAGAGAAAACACTATTAATATGAGTAAACAATCTAATAGGATATATTTGACTTAAATTATTATTAATTTTTTCAATAAATGAACCAAATGTGAAGGTAGGATGAATGATATTATTGTGATGTTTAAATATCACTTCACATTGTGGATATTTTGCATTGTCAGTTTCTGCACCCATATGTTCATATATTAATACATATTTTAATTGATTATCAGGGATAAATTTAAGATATTCTTTATCATAAAAAGGACAAGATAACACACCATCTGGATATTGTTGGTTTCTTGTGAAAAGTATAATATTGCATTTGAATATATGTTGTAATAATGGATAGAAAACATGTGGATCAAGATAATTATTATCTTTTATTATTTGCAACATGTTTGTATTGTACGATTCTTGAAGAAATATGATATTATTATCCAGAAGCAAATCAATCATTTGTTTTTTTATTTTCTTTATATAATCGTTTTTTTCACTTACAGATAAACTATCATAATCTCTTTTACGTGCATACAATAACACATCAATAACACTATCAATTGAACGTAAAGAACCTTTTCTATAATATTTATTGGACGGATCAATAGAATGTAAATAAGAAATAATATCTTTTGGAAGAACACCAAAACGACCAGGAGGAATAAATTTTTGAGTAGTAATAATATGAGTAGCACTATCTTGTTCATCTTTTTCCAGAAAGAAGTCTTTGATTTGATCATAATTCATATTTCTATCACCATAATATAAATCAAAAGGCGATTCAGTTTTTTTACTTTGATCTGATACAAAACAACAAGGGACAATAGGATATTTATCGAAATTATCAAGATAATTTCTTTGTAACCCTGGATACAAGTGATTATGTTTATTATTTAAACATGAATAATAATATTGTTTTCCTTCTTCAGGTGTTTTTGGATACAACATTATGTGTTTACGTTTATCTATATTATCTTCTGTAGCGTTATCACCATAGAATGTTTCTATTTCATTATCATTCAATATTTTTGGAGCGTATTTTTGTTCACATATACGAGCATAACCAGGAAAAAATAATTTTGGATCAATGTCTTTCAACAATTGTTTTTGTCTTATTGCACGTCTTGGTTCTTTGTATTGTTTCTCTTCTTCTAATAATTTATTTATAATATTTGGGTCGTTCAATATTTTCGCATAATCATTGATAACTTTATCTTTATTTTTATTATAATAATCAATGTATTTACAGAATATATTTTTAAATCTACGCGTTTCTTCCATATTAGTACATCTGATAATTTTCACATTCAAATAAAATGTTCCAATACTCAATCCCTGATCTTTTGCAATAATTTTTGTGTCAGTTTTTTCAACTTTCTTTTGTGTTATTGAAAATGCAATGTATTTTGTTTTTTGTTCATCATTATCTGATATAAAATAACAATACATATTTTTTTTATATTTATGTATAGACAAGCGTTCATCTAACTGTATATATCGTTTAAACATTGGATCATTGAAAATCATATCTTTCAGAATTGAAAAATCAGTCAGTTGATTGGGTATATAAAATTCAGATTGTATTTGTTTCTCAACAACTGGTGCACTCACTCTTATTGGTGTTGGTATATTATTAAAACATGATAATACTCTTAATAACAGTTCTTTCTCATTTAATTCACCATCTTTATTGGTTATTTTTGTATCGATCACTATTGTCATTTTATATTCTTTTCTTTTTTGTTTCAATGTTTCTTCTTGTTCTATTTCTATTTTACGTTTTTCTAATTCTGTTTCAGCTTCTTGTTGTTGTTTTATAGTATCTTGTACATTAAGTACATTTTGTACATTTGGTTTATCACCTTTACCTTTTCTTTTAATTTTTGAAGGTTCAATTGTTTTATCTTCTGTTTTTTTTTCTTGGACAATATTCAATAATATAATTCTTTGTTTTTCTCTCTGAACTATTTTATCTTTTACTGCTTTTTGTTCTAAATATTCATCCCAAACAGATTTAAAAGTTATATGTACATCAGTGTATATTTCATCTTTAATACTGTCATTTTTTTTGTTTTGTTCTAATGCAATTTTCTCAACAGTTTCTATATCTGATTCATCAAAAATATCCTTTTCATATTCTTTAAACATTGGTGTATTTTTTACATTTGATACTTTCAATGTTAAAATATCTTTCTCTGATTTATTCATTGATAATATATTAGTATTTCTTGTATATGATGTATTAATATCATCGTTCAAGAAAATCCATTTAGTTAAAGGTTTAAATCCTTTATAAATTTTATAAAAATCCCTCACAGATGCAAAAGGTATGTCATTTGATAGTTTTATATTATCAAAAAAACTACATGAATCAATATCAATTGTGTAAGTATATTCTTTTTTTATTTTTAATATGTCTAAATCAGTTGAAGCAACTCCTTTATTTTTTTCAAAATCTTGCAAAATAAGTGTTTCATTTTTCACAATATTATTCATATTGTTTAATTTGTCTTTTACAGATTTTATGAATATTGGTATTTCAACATCAACATGTTGCATTAATATGTTATGTTTACTTATAAAATTATTAAAAGGATAAAAACCAATATTATTACCTTCTGGTAATCGTGACGAATACTTCAGATAACATAATAAACACATTAAATTTAATATACTTAATTTAAAATATTTATCGTTTATTGATTTTAAATCTTCAAGAGATTTATCTGTATCATAATTATTACCTTTGATAATATTAATTAAATTAATAGATTTATAATTGTTATTATCTGTTTTTTCAAGATATATAAAATCAGGTATAGTTTGTTGAGATAATGCATATCTTCTATTGATAGTGAATGTGTTATCTAAAATATATGTTTTAAATTCTTTCTCATCAATATTCATTTGCATTTATTATAATTATTATATTTTAAAATATAATAATATCTTTTTCTTTAAAATTTAATTATAATACAATTCATTTATTTGATAAGAATTATAAATAAAAGTATCTTTTGATGAATGATAATTAGTTGTAGTATTTTTACAAAAAGGACAAAGTGTGTATTTTAATTTTATATATTTTATATAACACTTACAATGCATTTGATGTCCACAGTTAAGTTTGATAAATAAATCATTATACTTTGGATTTAAGCAACTGCAACAAAAATAGTTGTATCTGTATTCATTGTCAAATGCTGAGATATCATCCAATTTATTATTTATTTTACAATAATATTGATAATATTTGTTAAAATAGAAATATTTAATGTAATCATGTGTATAATAATAATGCATAAAACTGTCAATATATCTTTTTATTGAATTATTCATTGTTGTATAGAATATATATTGTATTTATTCGTTATCAACAATTATTTTTTAAATGTATCTATGTATCTTTAAATAATGAATTATTCATCAAACTATATGTTAATTCATCTTTATCATAAAATAAAGATCTTAAATGATCATTTAATTCAGTTATATTATTCATTAAATTAGTTTGAATTATTTGTAAATGATCTTCCATACCTACATCTTCATTTTTCAAAAGGATATTCATGGCTTTTTTTCTACGATTCAATGATTTAATATAATTATAAACAAGACAAAATATATATGGAAATGCAATATTAATATTAGATTTAAAAGGATTATCAATCGTCATTATATTGCTTTCGTTTCTTTTTTTAATAGAATAGAATGTCAATATCCACAATAATACTTTGATATGTTTTGATACACCTTCTTTTTTAGTAGTTTGAAGAATGTTACATACAATGTATGGTAATAAACATAAAATGACACACAATCCACTACCACCTTGATCATCAGCCCATGAGTTCTGTATTTTTATGTATAATGATTCATCTGTGTTGTCATCTTTTAATCTAGATAAATCATACACTTCATCTTTCACTGGATTTTGTATACCAGGTATATGTACGATATTTCTAATAATATCTTTCACAAATTTGCATAATAATTGTATACATTGTCGGGAAGTTTCAACATTAATAGAACGTATTAATTGTGGTTCAAATAAATATAGACGTTGTTCACTTTTAATATACATCATAGAAACAGAATGGCTAATTAAATCTGTACCTGGTTTATTGCTAATATAATCATACGTACATTGAATAAATAATATATTGTTTTCTGTATCATTAAAATTATATATTTTAAAACGATCATACAATTTATTAAATTGAGTTCTTTGTTTAGTCAAATCTTGTAATGCTATATTAACAATATCATCGAAACTTTTATTTACATGAACTGGAGATGTAAGTTCAATTTTTATTCCATTATTAACAGTATCATCAGATTTAATAATTAAACTAATTTGTCTATTAGTGTTACCATTGATATCAACATCATCATTGTATACAAGCCCAATTGATTCCCTTGTGGTTATAAGACCAGGTATAAATGATATATTTCCATTAAAATCTGCTAATTTCATAAACTCTCTGAATAATGGTAAAAACATAAATAAATTTTTATTATTTAGAACACTTTGTGCACGCATATAATTATAACTACCTGGTTTATATTTTGTAATCCAGTTATTGCACATATCAATATAACCATTTTCAAACTGCCAGTCAAGTTTAAATATATTAGCATTTTCATAACTATTGTTTGAGAAATATAAAGGTAATTTATTCATGATATCTATACACATTGTAAAATTTTTTTCATAATATTTATCTATTATACATGAACATCTGTATGCCATTGCTAATGATATATCATATATATAACTTATTTTAGATATATACATTTTATTAGCGAGAGACCTCTGAACTAGTCTCTCTGTGTATTTTGGTTGTTGTGTCAACATATCATTGCCAGTAAATATCGTATTATAATATAAAATATTGTTATGTGTAAAGGATGTTATATTTCCAGATGGATAACCAGTTTTCATCATTAAAATCAAAGGAAATGTATTCTTCATACAATTTAAATATTGTGGATCGCTTATATTACATCCAAATGCCAATTCAAGTATATTTGTATTATAGGTATCAATAATGTTTATCATTGGTTTGAAACCATTTTTATAATAAACATGATAAGCTTTTGTAAAAGATGGGTTGCGTGTTTCAACAAATAATGCAAATGGGTTTATTTTCAAATTTTCCAATATTAACATAAAAGAATTAAATAATTGTGAAGTTCTGTGTATATTGATATTATATATTTTTTTTAGTTTATCAACATTGGAACATATATTATATACAAATGTTATATTATCTATTATTTGATATGATCCAATAAATACTGGTTCAATAATTACAATATTATTATGTGTAAATTTATAATATTTACAATATATATTAGTCTGTAATAATAACTGTGGTTTTTTATCTGGATCGTTTTTTTCTAAATTATATATTTTATTTGTTACCGTATTATTAATATCAACATTTGTTTTAATATATTTAACATCAGATGGACAAGTTAGTGAATATTTGAAATCAAAAGAATTATCGTATAATATATTCATGTTCTTGATCAATAAGAAATATTCAATAATAGACATATTATTATCATATTTATGACTAGGTTCCTGAGTATACATAAAATTGGTAATATCTATATTACTATTATTGAAAAAAGAACCATCAAATAATGTTTTATCTGAATTATAAAATTTTTCTAAATCTGTAAATAATTCTTTCATTTTAACATTATAATTATTTAGTGTGATATTTTCAGTATTGTATTTATTAAGAAATGGAAGATATGAATCCAACAGTGTCGATTTAACAAAAATATAATATTCTTCAATATTAGTGATATTACTCATTTATTATATATAAATAAATAAATATGAATTTATTTACAATGAAATATTATTTACGATAGTTTTTATATAGATTGTATAAGTAAATCTAAACTCGATGTTAATTCATCTTTATCGTGAAACAAATATCTCAAATGATTATTCAATTCAGCTATATTTATACCCAATTCAGTTTTTATTCTTTTCATATCATCTTCTATTATTTGATCTTCCTTATCAAATTGTGTATCAATCTTTATTGTATCATTCAATAATTTTATATAATCATAAGCAAGACAAAATATGTATGGAAATGCGATATTTATATTAGATTGAACAGGATTATTAATTTTCATTATATCGTTTTCATTTCTTTTTTTAATTGAATAGAATGTTAATATCCATATGTATAATTTGATATAATGTGATGTATTTTTAATTTTGCTGTTATATAGTATATTACATACAATCATTGGTAACTTTGATAATAAAACACACAATCCACCATCATAGGCATCATCTGCCCATGATTTTTGTATTTTAATGTATAATGATTCATTAGTTTTTTTATCTTTCAATCTTGATAAATCATGAACTTCGTTTTTCACTGGGTTATTCATACCAGGGACACTAACTATGTTTTTTATAACATCTTTCATTAACAAAGATAATAGTTTATATAAATTAGGGAAATTTGTATCTGTTTTAATAACTTCTGAATCATATATATAAAGACGTTGTTCGCTTTTTATATAAATAAAAGAAACAGCATGATTAATATTAGTTCTACCTGGTATATTAGTAATGTAGTTTATTCCACATGGTAAAAATATTATATTATTCTCTTCATTGTTCATATTATATTTATTATAATATTTATATATATTATTCTGTAAATATGCATTATTTATCTCTAAATATTTGATTAATCCATTAAATATATTATCGAAACCTAAATTTTCAATATCATTAAATATTGGAATGCGTATATAATTAGATATAACATTAGATCTATTAGTAATTAAATTGATCTGAAAACTTCTTTTCATAACACCTTTTATATTATTTTCTTCATATACAATTGACATTACATCATCGCATATCTTGTAACCTGATGTAATATTATTTAATTTATCAAATGGTAATAATTTAGATACTGCTAATATATATCGAGATAAAGTTTGATTATTTATAATATTTTTAATCCATTCTCCTCTTCTTATATCTGCTGGTGGTAATGTTTTGTCGAGTTCTATTGCTTCGCTTATACCTTTATTCAAAGTATTCCAGTGACTTTTATATATTAGAGCATTTTTATTATTATTGTTGGTAAAATACATAGAAAACTTATTCATTGTATCGGTACACATTTTTAAATTCTTTTCATAGTATTTATCTATTATACATGAACATCTGTATGCCATTGCTAATGATGTATCATATACATAACTTATTCTAGATATATGCAATTTATTAGTTAAAGACCTCTGTACTTGTCTCTCATCAGTAAAGATACTATTGTAATATTTTATATAATCGTCAGAATCGTCTTTTGATTTCATCATTAAAAGCAAAGGAAATGTATTATTCATACATTTCATGTATTGTGCACCTTCATATGCAATATCACATCCATATATTATTGCAAGTAAATTTATATTTATAGTATCAATTTTGTTCAACATTGGTTTATAACCATTTTTATAATAAAGAGAATATGCTTTTGTGAAACTTGGATTTCTTGAATCAACACATAATGCAAATGTTGTAAATTTTGATTCAAGAAAATATTGATAACTTTTAAACAACTCTGAAGTTGTATGAGGTCTTATACCATATTTATTATATATATAATCTACATTTGAACATATATTATATACAATTGCAAGATCGCCAATTATTCGATGTGATCCAATAAATACTGGTTCAATACACATCCTGTTATTATGAACAAATTTGTAATATTTGCAAAGTATATTGTTTTCTTTTAATATATCAGGTGTTTTATCAGGATTGTTCTTTTTAATTGTGTATTTTTTCTTCATTTTATTATCAATGTCAAAATAATACTCAATATTATATGGACAAGTTGTTGAATAATCAATATTAAATGATCTATCATATAAATCAATGCAATTTTTCATCAATAATAAATATTGATATATTGTCATATTTAGATCATATTTATATGAAGGATCATTTATAACTCCATAATATTTTCTATTAACTTTATCATTGCGAAAAAAAGAACTATCGAAATATTCTTTTGATGCAATGTAATAATTATCTAAATTATATAACAATTGATCAACTTTGAAATCACTATTTGTTAATTCTATCAATAATTGATGAAATGTATCTAATAGATTAGTATTTGTATATATATAATATTCTTCAATATTAGTGATATTACTCATTTATTATATATTATATAATTATAAATAATATTTATAAAAAATCACAATAATGAAATTTTATCTCTTGTACCCAAAATGTCTGATATGTTTTTGGATATTCTACTAACTGTTATATCTGATAGATTAACAATATTGCTGAATTTAGAACAGGTAATATTCTTACCAATTAGTCGACAGTAATAAAATACCAATCCAGATATAACAGATTGTGGATTTGATCTGTTTATCAATGATGATTTATTCTGTATCATGTTATACAACTCGTTCACTTTATCTATATGATATTGATTTGAATTGAACTTTTTCATTATTCTTGGGATGAATATTACAGGTGATATATTGATTGATTTTTTTTCTTTTATTTCACTTATATCTCTGCCTTTTAAATTAAAAAATTTCAGACCAGTGGATATATCTTTCTTTGTCAATTTAAATTTATCTTGTAATTCATCAGAAGATACAGGAACACCTTTATATTTACATGCATTGAAGATACATGCAAAAATAACTGATTTTCTAAAATTGCCTCTTCTTATAGTGCCTGATGTTATCATATTATATAATTTATTTGCTTCTTCAATAATATCAGGTTTAAAATTCATTGTTTCAATATCTTTATGAATACCCTTATCTTCAATTTTGCGAATTTGACATCTATTAGGATCAGTAAAATGTCTACTATCGTTTTCACCATAATATCTCCACTCAGGTTCTAATGACAGTTGTTGTGATACTTCAATTCCACATTCAAGACAAACTTCTTTATCGTTTTGTTTCACAATGTTCTGATGATCACAAAACTCACTATTGTCACAATATGTATATTTATTGATATCCAATGTTATTCTGTCACTATTTTCACATTCGTTTTCGTAATCATATTCGTCGATATTAGCCAAATCAATATCTGAAACTTGAAAAGATTGCATTTTCTTAAAATTAATTCAATTTAAATGAAAGTTATTTTTAAATCATTTAAATAATCATAAAATCAGTTTTTTTGGACTACATTTATATATTTTTTTAAAAAAAAAATTTATTTTACATATATAAATATATTGAATATAAATTCCAAAATGAGATCTTTCTCCAAATCAACCAAAAATAATATGATGACTTGTACACTTGTTTTAATTGTTGTAGGTTTATTAGTATGGTACATGTTAAAACCTTCATCATGTCCTCAACAAAAAATAGTTGTACCTATTGGAAATGGTAAAAGTGTTTCTCTTACAAAAGAACAATACCAAAAATTATTGACCGAATCTTATCGTGGACGTGAAGGTTTCTATGTAAGTAGTCAAGACTATATTCCAAATGTTAGAACTGAAAATGAATATACTCCTATGTTGTCTTTATATAAACCAAAAGAACCTACCAGAGTTGTCCCTGAACCACCTGCAGCTCCTGCAGCTCCTGCAGTTCCTGCTCCTGTGCCTGTACCAATGGTTCCTGGTATGACTGGTGCTACTGGTCCAGCTGAAGGTTACGGATTGGTATTTTTGGATAATTATGATGCTCCTCAACCAGATGCAGCTGCTGAAAAATATAGACTTGAGTTAACTGGTCAAAGTCCTTTCTTTTTGAATAATGGTAAAATAATGAACGGTGAAGCAATTTAAATATTATTTATTTTCAGTAATACTATTTTTATATATTGTTTATATATAAAAATAAAGTATGTATATTTAATTGAATTATAATTTTTATTATTGATTAACTACTGCATGCAGTGCATACATCTTCAGTACAAATAAATTTTTGTCCAGTATATTTATTAATTTTATATACTGTATCTTCATTTTGTTCCTTTTGTTCTTTTTCAACTTTATTAATATTTTCATTCATAACTGTGAATTTAACAGCACCAACTGCAGGTTGTGTTCGTAAATAATATGATAATGTTTTAAGACCTCGTTTCCATCCATACATATAAAGTGAGGATAGTTTAGATACAGTTGGTCTTTCCATGAATATGTTTAGAGATTGTGTTTGATCAATAAATGCTCCTCTATCTGCTGCAAAATCAACAATAATTTTTTGTGGCAATTCCCAAACAGTTTTATATAATTTTTTAATAGTATCTGGTATTTCATTAATCTTTTGAATACTTCCGTTATTCATGATTATATCATCAATAATTTCTTTTTTCCACATACCTAATTCTTTCAAATCTCTGTACAAGTGATTATTCACAATAGGAAAATCTCCTGCACCTACTTTACGAATATAAAGATTAGAAGTCAATGGCTCAAATGCTTCAGTGTTTCCCATAATTTGAGATGTACTGGCAGTTGGCATAGGTGCAATCATTAAACTATTTCTAATACCATATTGTTTAATTTCAGATTTTAACATATTCCAATTAAATTTTGGAATATTAATTGTTGTATTTAAACTATGTGTTTGTGTATAAGGTGTAATATTCCACATATCATATTGTAAAATACCTTGTGATACAGGTGAACCTTGAAATTTAGAATAAGGACCATAATCAAACCTTGATATATTATAAGACTTTTTCAAAGCATGATAATAAATTGTTTCAAAAATAACTTGATTTAAAACACGAGCATCTTGTGATTCCCATGGTAATTTCATCTTAGCAAATACATCAGCAAGACCTTGAATTCCAATACCAATTGGTCTATATTTAAGATTGTTATTTCTACCAATAACTTTCTTTGGTTTAGTTTGACCATCATATTCATCATCGTCAAAACAATCAATTTCATACTCTGGATAATAATTTTTATCAATAATGTTATTCATATTGTGCACAACAATTTCAACTATTCTTCCCAATTCTTCAAAATCAAATCTACCATCCTCTTTCACATATTGTGGAAGACAAATAGATGCAAGATTACAAACTGCTGTACTTTTTGCATCGTGATATTGAACTATCTCAGTACATAAATTTGAACCTGTGATTGGTCCAATATTTTTATGATTACTTTTATTATTAACATTATCTTTGGACATCATATAAGGTAATCCTGTTTCTTCAAGTGATTTCAATATTTTTTTCCATAAATCTTCAAGAGGTATTTGTTTTTCATAACATTTTTGTGTTTCAAGTTCTGTGTAACGTTTTTCAAATTCATCACCATACAATGTAATCAATTCTGGATATTTACCAGGACAAAATAAACTCCATTTAGCATTTGGTTGTTGTAATCGTTTAAAGAACAAATCAGGTATCCACAATGCAGGAAATATATCTCTGGCTCTGGCTTCTTCTGGACCAGTATTGAAACGAATTTCTAAAAATTCTGAAATATCAGGATGCCATGGTTGTAAATATAAGGAAATAGCACCTTTGCGTTTGCCACCACCATTATGTGCAATACCCAAATTAGAAACTGTGTAATCATGTGGTGTGTCTATTTCTAAATCATACACAGGACCTTCATAATCTACTTCATTTATTTCTTCAATTTCTATTAATCCATAATCTTTATATATCATATCAAATACATATTCACCTTTCATATAATCATCATTACAAGGAAATGCGATCATGTCTCCAACTTTTAATTCTTTCATATCATGAAATTCTAATTCCAATAAACCTTTATCTAATTTGTGTTCTAACATATCATATAATGATATACCATTATTAAAACCATCAACAAATAATGATAACATTTGATGTTCTGGTGTTACTCTAACAAGTTCTCTTCCTATCAATTTCACTTCATATATTTTTCCTTTGTATTTATGTTGAACTAACATATTAACATTTTGATATGTACTATTACTGCATAATACTTTATTACCAGGTACTAATTTATCAATATGTACTAAACCTGTAGAAGCAACTATTTCTGTTCCAGGAACAAAACATTGATCAACATATCTTGCTATTTCATTAAACACTTTGATAAGTGGGATAATACCATTTGAATTGCCATTGGTACCTGAAATATATGATCCTTTGCTTCTTACAGTAAGATCAACACCAATACCACCAGCGTGTTTAGAAATAAAACTGCATGTTTTCCAACAATCTGTAATACCATTAATAGAATCAGGACAGTTTAATAAGAAACAACTAGACATTTGTGGTCTTGGAGTACCAGAATAAAACAAAGTTGGGGTTGCGTGTGTGAATTTCATTGCACTTAATTCTTTATAAGTTTGTAGGGTTAATTCAATATCTCCTTTATGTAAAAATCCATTTCTTTCACATGGTCCATGAATTCCAAGAGCAACTCTCATCAACATATATTGAGGACGTTCTACTATTACACCATTTACTTTTTGTAAATAAGATTTTTCAAGTGTTTTGAAACCAAAATATGTGTAATTGTAATCATTATCATGAGCGATTGATTTTTCAATAATATCCATATGTTGTATAGCAAATTCATATACTTTATTATCAATAAGAGGATTTGCTTGATTGTTTATTTTGTTTACATTATTGAATAATTTATCAATACATTCACGAAATGTTCCAGGAGTTGTTTTATGTAAATCGTTCACTGCAATTCTTGCAGCTAATATCGCATAATTAGGTTCATAAGTGCTTTTATAAATGGCATTCTCACAACTTAAATAATCTATTTCACGAGTTGTCATACCACTTTTCAAACCTTGTATAACTGATAAAGATAAACTGGTAGTATCAATGTTCAAATCTTTTGCTAATTTCAGGTTACGTCTGGTTATATTATCAAATAATAATTCCTGTTTGTTACCATTGCGTTTAATAACATACATTTGACTATTAGAATTCATTTTATTATTATCAGATAGGTCACAAGGTTCAATATTGGTTTGCATTAAAGTTAGTTATGATTTTATAATAATCAATTATAAAATAATCAATTTTTTAAATGTTTTTAATTATTTATGTATTTTCCAAAAATATTATTTCAACAATCTCTATTATATATTTTAATATTTCTTTCATGTTTGTTTGCTATTCGTTTTATAAAATTTAGATAATCATCCTGCTAAACCACAACCTATATTGTATGGCAATACTTCCTTTGTGTTCTTTTATAAATTTCTCTGGGTATCATCTTTGTCAGGTTTTCCTGGATTTCTTTGTGCAAATAAACAGACAATATTTTTCTCTTCTTCGAATATTTTATAAGTACCAGGTATGATATGTCATTCTTGTTTCTATCATAAGAATTAACTTCAAAATCATCATTTATGGTTTTGGCTAAACCTGTCAATTTCTTACCTGTATAATTGCATTGTTGTACAATAAATTTTTCTTCTGGTTTCAATAAATCTTTGCATATTATTTCTACATATTCGTTTTCATTATCTACATTGTCATCTATTTTGTTTTGAGCTTCTTAATTTATTCAATTTAGACTTTGACTTTGACTTTGACTTTGACTTTGACTTTGACTTTGACTTTGACTTTGACTTTGACGCATTCTTCTTATTATAATCAAACATGTAGGTTTTGCCACCTGGTGCTTCATACTCTTTTTTCTTTCTTTTATCTTCATCGTTATCTTTATCATCTAATTTTGCATTTTTCTGTAATTTATAATAATCAAAAAATTCATCATCTGTTATTGATTCTTGACCTTTATTACCATCACAGCATTTCTCACATTTCACTTTCTCAATTGAATATTTTTCAATTGTATCCATGAAATTCTTTACCATTTGATCTTTCTCTTCATATGATAACTTATACAATATTTCATCAGCACTAGGTATTGGATCATCATCAAATAATTTATCTGGTTTGAACATATATAATCTGTACACTTTCGTATACCTCAATTTCTCTGGTAAATGTATATGCGATTCAAATCTTATACCTCTGCCAATTATTTGTTCATCTGTTTCTTTATTCCAATTAGGTTCCATCAAAATAACGTTGTTTGTGCCTTTGAGATCTAAACCTTCTTTACCTGCACTGGTGAGAATAAGAATATTTATTTTATTATTGTTATATGCATCTCTTACATCATCTTTTTGATTTTTTGTCATTTCACCTGTATATATACCATATGGTATTTTATTTCTATCAAGTAATAATCGTAATTTTCTTACACCTGCTTCTTTCCAAACAGTATATATAATACTTTTTCTATTATTTGCATTTTCTTCTTTTATTTTATTGAAGGTCCATTGTATTTTTGGACTATTTTCATTATCCAAAGATAATGCAGATTGTCTGACTGCAGTGAGAAAACGATTTGATTTAAATTTGTTCTGAAATTCTTCTCCTATTTCTTGTTGTATTTTAAAATATCTTTCATAGTAGCTAGGATCCATAATAAATGTTGTCTCTTCGTGTGGAATATCAATTCTTGCAGGAAATTTTTCTGATGTTTTGTTACCTGGATTAACACTTATTTTACATTTAAATTTCTTTTCAATATCATCAAGTGTATAGTTTTTAGGTAATGGTTTAATATCTGTGCCATCAACCATAGCAATTAAACTGTCAATATCTGATATTCTATTTAAAACAGGTGTTGCTGTCAATAACAATACTTTACTTGCTGATTTTATACATTGTAATATTGTTGCAGCTGTGATACCTTTTGGTGCTTCTCCTTCTTTTAATTTTTCTCTTTTTCCTAAATTTCGTAAATTATGAGCTTCGTCAACAATAATGAAACTATCTTTGCATGTTTTAAAATTCTTTTCATTTTTATGAATATTAATTACAAATTCTTTAAAACTATAGAATTTTATTCTTTGTTTCAATCTTGTTTTTTCCACGTCTAATCCAAATTTTAACAATTCTTTCTTAAAATTGCTAATCAATGATGTAGGTGTTATAATTATAATATCCATTGTAGGATAATTTTTCAGAATACAATTCATAGTTGCTATCGCAGTTAATGTTTTACCTGTACCTGTACCATGTATTGCAATTAAACCTCTGTGTTTCAACATATGTTCTGCTACTCGTATTTGATGAACATCTAAATTTACACCTGGTTTAATTGGTTGATAACATGGTTTATTACCAAATTGTATAACTGGTTGTGGAATATTTTTTTCCTTTTCTCTTTCCTTTTCCTTTTCCTTTTCTCTTTCCTTTTCCTTTTCCTTTTCCTTTTCTCTTTCCTTTTCCTTTTCCTTTTCTCTTTCCTTTTCCTTTTCCTTTTCTCTTTCCTTTTCCTTTTCCTTTTCTC